TATTTGTTTCCCAAAACCAGCATGCTGATTGTGCAGCACCCTCAAATGTCTGCAGATATTCCGCAGCATCCTCTACACTAATACCTAACGACGCAGCAAACCAAGAATAATTACTTTTACCAGTAAGTTGAATTAAACCACGACCACAAAAACGATATCCATCTCCGCTTGCTTCATCCCCGTTTCCCATTCTATTGGCGTATGCTCGATTGGCAATTGCTTCTTGTTTATTTGGACGAGAAGCATAATCTCTAGCAATCTCAGGTGGAAAATGACGAGGCCACAATCTAGTTAAAGTTTCAGCACGATAATTAAGATTCTCTTTCAGAATGCGAAAATTTGCACTTTCATGAGCGCATTGTGCTACGAATGCGGCAACTCTTTGTGGCGTGTTTATCTCGTAATCTGGCAATAGTTGATTTAGAGCATCAAACCAATTCTGCACGTATGGATTACCAGGAATACACTGTGCTAATTTTTGTTTAGTAAAATCAAAAGTAAAAATAGACATTTTTAAACACCTACTAAAGATGCAGCAACATTTATAGCTGCCCAAATCTTCACACGATACTCAATATTTTCTTCGAGTTTAGCAGTATCTGAACTAACTATTTTAATATAATCTAGATCTCTTACTAATTCTCTAAATTCTTCAGGTGAAATGTTACCTTTCTGATATTCATCTATTAGTTGTTGTGCTTGTGCAGCAGTTTCTTGTAGGTTCATGGTCTTGGCCTTTTTCCTATTGCTTTTTGAATGGATTCAGAAGCATTTATAATAGATTGAATCTTTAACTCACAATAAGTTTTACTAACCTTTGCTTCTGTGCTATATCTTTTTTTCAGATCTGTTGTCATCAAAAATACTATATTTACAGGTTTTATAGTTTGATCATTTTTAGGAATATACTCACTATAATTTTTCAAAAGTAATGATGTATTATGTAACTCTTCAACATAATTATAAATTATTTTCCAAGGATCATCTGCAGTATTGCAGTTTGGTTTTGCTTGAATTGCAAGTGTTCTTAATGTATTAACCAAGGCATATTCATTAGAATCAAATGGTGAGATAGTAAATCTATCTACAATTGGTTGCACAACTGCGCATCCAGAAAGTAGTAATAAAGTTAAACCTAAAATAATATTTTTCATTTTACACTCTCAAAAATTTTCTTTTGTTCGTTATACCATTGTTGCCAACCAATCACTTGCTCTCTGGTTTGGTAGTAGGTGGCGTAGTTTTCTGTAACTGTTCTAAGGAGTTCACTGGCTTTAACATTGGAGGTTCCTTCATTAGTTCCTGGGGCACCTCGGGCCATTTCATTTTGACTGGCACTGTCGTGCAACTTGATAGCAGCATTAGACAAAGTGCACAAATTGTCATATTTTGTAACAATTTTTTCAATATATTTGACATTATTCTCACTCTTTTCCTTGATCACTTTAACTCTATCAACATAAACCGTCTTAATCACTTCATTAACTTGGATTGATTTTTCTTCAGCAGATTTCAGTTTTTCTTCATATTGAGCCAATACTTTAGTAAAATTAGTTTTACCCACAATCATGCCTTCTAGGTATACACCAGTTAAAAACAGTATATAGAATAGAGGAGCCACAAACTTAGCAGTATGGGATACTCTTTTTGCTATTGTGACTAGTATTGATCCAATCAATCCTATTATTAATAGAAGATGAATCAGATATGTTAGATTATTAAACAAAAGCCATTCAAACATGTTTTTCTACTCTATAAAGTTCACGATAATGCAGTAAACTTTTTACAAAATTGTCTCTTTTTTCAATAAAAATCTGTGGAAAGTCATCCTCCACTGCTATCATAATAACAATTTTTTGTATCGGAATACCAGTTAATTCTTCATACATGATTGCATAAGCAGTGCACTGCATGAAGTAGTTTTCTATTTTATTTTTTTCTTTAGTTCTCGACGATGTTTTAAAGTCAATTACACTAAGACGTCCTTCATGTTCCGCGATACAATCAACAGTACCTGCTATTTTCAAATGCCTAGAAAACAACCGTTTTTCTAAACAATGCACATTATTTATGTCATTTAGCAAAGGTTGTATACTTTTAAACAACTCTTGTTGCCTGAAAGATACAAAAGGAACAGACCGATTACTCAGATAATGTTCTACGCTTTCATGTATTATTGTTCCTCTTCTAGCTGCTTGTGATGCTACTTTATTAGCATATTCTTCACCTACCTTAGATTTCCACTCGGTAATGAAATTCTGATTGTAAAGATTTAGTACGGTAGTAATGGAGGGAAATCTCTCTCCCTCCATTGTTTCATACATTCTACCTGAGTCAGAGTTTATTTGCTTTAACTCAGGTATATTCAATGAAGTATTCTTTACATGATTAAAATATTGCATAGCTATACTTGTTTTTCCTCATAATGTAATCTGGCTAAAATATACTCTTTTACAACATCAGAACGAACTATATCTTCTACATCAAACTCAATCAACTTAAATGAAGGCATCAACTTTGTAATCTCTAAAAATTTCTTTAGACCTGATAAATCATGCTTCTTTGTCAGATCAGTTTGTCTAAAATCTCCACAGAAGATAATCTTTGAATCCTGGCCTACTCGAGTCATAATTGTATTAATTTCAGAATCATTCAGATTTTGGCATTCATCTACAATAATGATAGAGTTATCTAGAGTCACACCACGAATAAAAGATGTAGTTAGAAAACTTACTACTCCTTGTTCTTTCAATCTAGAAAAAGCATCATGTCTTTTAAACAATGAACTACAAATTTCTACATAGGGAATCTGAAATACTTCATTCTTTTCAATCTCATCACCTGGTAAATGACCAATTTCTCTTGCTTGTACTGCTGATCTTACTATAATAACTTTTTTGTATGCTTTATTACTTTTATCAAGTACTTCTTCAAGAGCCTTATACAGAGCTATATAAGTTTTACCCGTACCCGCCACACCATGCAACATAACCATTTTGGCTTGTTGCTTATAAAAATCAAAAAATATCTTTTGATTATTAGTTAGTGGATTGATAACAATCAGATCATCAATTTGTATCTTTAATCTATTTGATGCTGCAGCTAGAGTTAGCTTAGGGTGTCTTTGTTCGTATTTCTCTGCTCTTTTAGCCATTTAATCCTCTGAAAAAGAAAAAGGGACAGCAAGTCTACTGTCCCATTAAAATGTTACTAGTGATTCTTTATCTAAAGATGATGTTTTCATCTAGATAATTTGTCTCTTAAATTACTTTTTGGTACTTTTTCTGATATTTTCGATAAAACCTCCCTAAATCCATCATCGTGGGTTCTTAAACCTAGGCGAACAGAATCACCTACAGGAACTGCAGTAATCTGGCGTTGAATTGACTGATTACCACATTTTTCACATGACTCATTTTCAGGATCATTGCGCGTTGCAATACTAGTGATTCTGGTGAAAGAATCAGAACAGTTAGAACATTTGTACTCGTATATTGGCATATAAATTATTTATCACAAAGTTGGGTTATACCATGTTGGTGTAGATCGAACTTTCCATGTAGCAAATCTCGACTTACTTTTATTGTAGAAGTTTCTGTAGGATTCTACTACATTACCTTCTATCTTGTATATATCAGGCATCGCTAGTGGGCACTTTGTAATATTTAGAATGGGAATGTTTTTAGGAACATTTTTTAGTAAAATGTAACATAGACCTGTTTGTTCTACCTTATGTGTTTTACCATAACGAAAAGTATATTCTTCGCAAAGATAAATTAGTAGATTTGCTAGCCAAATATAGTTTTGTTCTGAATCACGAACCCAAACTGCAGAGGGATGGTTTGAATGTGTAGATTTATAAAGATTTTTATCAAGATAAGAATCTTCTAATGCCCATCTCTTAATTTTTCTTCCTTTTGCAGAAAGTTCAACATGCATTTTACCATCTAAAACACGGTGAGCAGTAGACAACAATTGTGAGTATTCTAGAATCATTTTTACTACGTGTTTGTCACAGTGTAGTTGAGCGCATTCTTGTGGATTATGGTGTAGAAAAAAGATGTTCATAGTGTGCAAATCCTCTCAACAGATTCTAATATTTTACAGCAACGAGCGCGCTCTTCTACAGTATAAAATGCAAAATTAGTTCTAGCCATATTGAGACAATTTATCACGTATAGAGGATCTACAAAAGGTAGACTTTTTTTAGTGATATTTCTACCAATATTTGAGAACATGTTTACTGCTTTTACAGCAAGATATATTTCTTCATCTGTATACAGACTAATAGTAAAGGCGGCATGATCGCCAGTAAATTTAAGTATTTTCGCAGTCATAGAATATAATGATTAATGAGACCAGATAAGTATATCACACCTAGAAATATACTTACAACAACTAAACTCATCTTTTTCCAAATCATACCTACAATAATCCAACCCGTATTGCCAATGAAAGCAATCCAGATATTGAGTGGAAAAATATTGTAACTAGTAAGTATAACACCTACAATGAGTAGAGCTGTACTACTCCACTCTATGGTCTTTTCGTTAAATATTTTTTTCATCAATCCAATTGAAAGATTTCTCAAAAATTTCCTTTTTGCATGGATAAAGTTCACCATTAATGCCTTTCATAAGATAATCACCTGGATTTCCTGACATGACACCCTCTAATGTGTCTACACAAAATACACTATTCATTTGCTTAGCATGAACAACCACAGGTTTTTTCCTGCATGGTTGCATGCCTTCAATATCATCATATAAGTTAAATACATGCATAAAGTTCTCCTTTTAAACTTCTATTAATTGATAGATGTAACCAGGTTCAAAAATCTCATAATTCCAGTAACCTCGAGGATTGCAGACAACTCTAGTTCCTCCGATCATATAATCAAACGGTGCGTGAGTGTGTCCGTGAGTAAAAACAATAATCTGTGGATTATCAAGAATCAATTGACTAAGATCAGAACGATAAGCACCGTTAATCAAATGTTGATCAGCATACCGTGGTTTTACACTCAGTGTTGATGGTGCATGATGACCAACCACGACTACTTTGTCACTTTGATGCTCAGATAGAGACTTTTTCAAAAAATCGATTGTCTTTAGATGCTCTAATAATGTATCGTCGGGATGAAGTCGACGATAGTTTTCTTTGGCAACTCTAATGATTTGATAATCATTCATCGACTGACGACATTGCCACATTGTAACAGAATCTCGATTATTAAAATCTGTCCACAAAGTACCACCCATAAACACCACATCATCAATCTTTTTAATCTGTTTTTCGAGTATGTGGATGTTGGAAAACTTAGCTAGAGCTTCACGCAGAATATCTTCTGTTTCATCAAACTTACCATTATAGTGCTCATGGTTGCCCATGATATAAATGATATTTGGAAAATCTGCTGCGATCCGCTCAAAAAATGGTAGAAATTTTTCTATCTTTGCGGCGACACAAATGTCTCCACCAAGAATCAATGTGTCGATTTTTTCTTTGTTCGGAAGATCCAGATCTCCAAATTCCAAATGTAGTTAAAGGTCAGAAACTACGCCGATGCGCAGTTTTCTGACAATTTCCTCCTTTTTCATAGTAGAACTCCTGTAATGTATAAATAAAAGATATCGGTCGCGATGCTCTAACATCCACCGATTCTATGTCTTAATTATAACAGGAGAGACACAGCTATGTCTACGAAAATTTTTACTATTTATAAAGCAACAAATATTGTAACAGGCAAAGTATATATAGGTTTTGATTCAGCCTGGCCTGCCCGTATTGCATCTCACAGACGCGATTGTCAAAAAGGGTGCGACTCATAAAAATTGGAGGTTATTGTAACACTAAACCAATTTTCATGTTTGAACTCCTAATAGGGCCAGTATTTGGTGAAGAGGTGTGGTGCCGACCCACTCCCCGAAGGAACGGTTTGGCGCTCGAAGTCCTGGATGACCAAGGCCAGCAGCTCAAGTTCGTTTTCTTCCTTGGAGTTGGCCTTGGGGTCGAGCGACATGAGCGCAGACAAGCGCGCCATCGCTGCTCCGTAGTCTTCCGTACTCTTGATGATCTTTACATTCATGTTTGAACTCCTAATAGGAATAGGTGGGCTGAATAGCCCACCTGAGAATGCAGAAACACTCTTTAACAATCAAGTCCACTTGATATGGCGACCAGTTGCCTGGACGCCACATGACTACGCTACTTCTTCGATACGCACGCGAAGTTTCTTGCCATTCTCAAGCTTGAGCATGAGCTGTCGGCTGCCGTCCTTGTTGACACTGAGACGACGACCTACGATCTCAACGCTCTTGCAACTCTTGAAGAGGTCATACTTCAGAAACACGCGACCAGCTCTCATCGTTGCAACCAGCGCATCAGCAAGAGTATCGCAAACGTAACCGTCGAGAGTACGAGTGATAGCCATGTGTAGATCTCCTGTAATATGGCACAGGAATTGCGCCATATCAAGTGGACCTGATTGTTAAAGAGCGTACTGCGTTACATCGATGCTGCTATTATACATTACTCGCTGCGCCTGTCAAGCTTTTTTTCTACTGCTCTGGCGCTGCGTTACTGCATCGAACAGACCATATTATACATGCCTGCTTCTCAATGTCAAGCCCAGTTTTAGTGCATCGGAGGTCACCAGCGTCCCCAGAACCGCTCTGTGGCGCCTAGATTCTACTAACCTATTGATTTTTCAGTGGTTTCTGCTTCCACATGCTTCCACAAAAACGCTTTAGAATCAATGGGTTACAAAAATTCGGGCGCCACAGAGCGGTTCTGTGGACGACAGTGCACTACTCATCACCACAACCACTGTCTGTAACTCATTGATTTTATAGTAGAAAAAATTACTTAAGAATCAATGGGTTACTGCTTCGGCTTATTTTCCTCGACCCATTGTTCCTCACCATGAAATGTCGAACAACGTTGGAGAGCGTCCTGAGCGGCCCACATGATTTGATATAACTTCTGCTTTTTACCCCATGTAGAAAATCCATCCATGCGAGGATCAGTAATGTACCACTTCATATCTTCAATCTGGTCTAGTGCAGATTTCATCATCTATCCTTAAAGAATCACACCTAATTTTCTGTACAGATAATCAGCAAGTAGTTGATCAACATTGCCACCGATTTTTTTGGTATCGTAAATTTTGCGCAGCTCAAGGTCATCGTCATCGTCTGGTGATAGTTCAGTTTCACCTAAAACAACATAACCACGCGACTCAATTTCCTCAATCAGATCATCAGTATCAAACTCATTCAGATCAACTTCTACTTCTACATACTTCCATCTGGCCATTATTTAATATCCTTTGCAGAATCAGCCTCTGTTTTATCCTCCCGAATCTCTAAAAACACTGGAAGAAACAGAGACTCTGGTCCACCATTTTTATCCTGAATTCGAGCATTGTACTTGATTGCTATAATCTTACCGACTACATCCTTGCGTTTAATCGAATCTCGATCTGCATCGGTGAAACCCGTGCCAACGGAGACGCAAATCTTACCGTCCGCTGACTCAAGAATCAGATTACCTAGGCGATTAGCGTTCTTGCCAGTACCCTTTTCCCACTCTACGCACTTTAGATCGCACTCTAGTTCACCCTTAAATTTCACTTGATGCTTTGCACGTTTCGCTTCCCATGGTGCATTTAGATCCTTAAGAATGATACCCTCTTCTCCTAACTCTAGATAAGAGAGAAAGATATCTTTTGCTTCTGACAGAGACTTAACCTCGTGCGAAGTAACTATTCCGACTCGAGGTGTGAACTTAGCATCCTTAAGACCCTCATAGAATCGCTGCTTATACGTCAGAGAGCATTTTTCCTTCTCAAAATCTTCTTGAGGAATAATGTCCCAGAGTGTCGCACAAACAAGAATAGCTTCCTTCTTGGTGATAGTACCCTTCACCGCTTTATTTAGAATACCATTGCCAGTTTTGCGATCAAGAATCCCCGCTGCAGATTTCACCAGCAGTTCACCATCATACACCATACCCTTGCCTGGTTGCAACTGAAACAATTGCAGAAAATCTTCTTCTAGCTCACCAAGAAGATCAATTGCTTTACCATTCCGCGAACGAAACTCTACTTTACCGTCTTTGACGATTGCGTTAAAGCGCATACCATCCAACTTGTGTTGGACAACGGCGGGGAATTTGATTTTGTCAACTGCTTTCTGGTCGAAGCTGGAAGCCAGCATAACGGGGTATTCTGGGACGAGATTCTTCCAAATCTTGTTCGCTGTTGCCTCTGATACTCCGCAGCGCAGATCTCGCTTAATGACTTTTTCAATGACACTAGCATCACACTCCTTTAATGAACTAAGTACAACTTGCAGATGTGAGATGGCAGCATTACCCGTCATCTCACGACTAGAAAATCGATTCAGCTCTGACAGAGCCCAGCTCAATGTCATTGGTCGAGCTGCAGCAGGACGAGATGTATACTCTGGTATCTTCCGAATGTAGAAGTTAACCATCGGATTGAGAGCAAGGAAAAACACTTGTTTTAGATCAGCATTATCATTATTCTTCCGCAGAATTGCTTCCTTCTCTAGACGAGAGGAGGTTGCAGCAAGTGCTTCCAGAATATCATTGCAGTTCATTCAGAGCTTCCTTTTGAGTACGATACTTACGCTTGTAAACTTTCTTCAGAGACACTACTCGTTGTCTGTATTTGCCGCTCGTCAATAGTTCGCGGGCATAAGGATCACGCAGTTTGAAGGTCTTAGCCATTTCATTCTCTAGTTGATTGCGTAGTTTTTTACTTCTTTTTGCGCAAGAGCGACTTGGTATTCTTTCTCACACTCAGCTTCTGCCTCAGTCAGAATTACGCTAGCAAAGTTCTCGCAGAATTCCTTAAACCATTCCTCCTTAAGCATTTCTTTCGGAGCCTTCGCAGCTTTGACCAACTTCAGAAGTTCTTTTTTCATCTCTAATCCTATGTCGTCAATGTTTAAGTATTATACAAGATCTGAACTAAATGTCAAGCCTTTTCTTCGACTACAGTACCACCCTCAAAAATCTGATACATTTCAGCAAGTTCGCGAATGAAAAATTGCATCACTTTACCACTTGCAGTAACGAGGGTGTATCGCATTTTTGCCTGCTCCGTTCAATGTATAACCACATTATACAAGATCTGAACTAAATGTCAAGCCTTTTTTACCGAAAAAACTACTTAGAAATCAATGCGTAAGGTTTGTCCCACTTGCCGATGTTAACATCGGAGTACCAGCCAACATCAAAGTAGTCGGTCTGAATATCACTACGGTCATGATTACCGTCATTCATTGCAGTAAACACTTCTGTGAGAAATTTCAATGAGTTACCAGTGAAATGTTTCTCATAGTGATAGGGGTTGACTTGAATACCGAATTTCCGAGCATGCTCGGAAATTCCGAATTTCCGAGCATCTTCACCCCTTGCAAATTCCTCAAAGAAATCAAGTGTTCCGCTCTTGACGTTGAGCACCAGAGTACTGTGATGCCGCACTGCCAGAGAAGCCTTGACACCGTATTTCTTGCAAATTGCCTTAATTTGAGGAGCCAATCTTGCCTTCAGTTCTTTACTAACGTAAGCCATTCCGATCTCCTTGTGTCGTCAACTTATGCTGGTATTATACAGGGACTGAACTAAATGTCAAGCCTTTTTTACCGAAAAAAACTACTGGCAAATCAATGGGCTAGTAGCCACAAACTCAATGCGGAAGAGCTTACGAGGATACAGGTTACCATAGAGCTCGTTTACTTCTCGTTGCATGCATGCATCGTCTCGATCTGCCCACACAGTGGTACTCACTAACCGCTCTCCGCTCTTGGTACGACGGTCCGTCTTGTAGATGTACATAGTATACTTGGTCTTCACTGTTGCTCTCGTTGTTCAATGTATAACCACATTATACAGGGACTGAACTAAATGTCAAGCCTTTTAGGCAAAATTTTTCAGTGGCCTAGTGCACAGCAGCGACCCCAGAACCGCTCTGTGGCGCCCAAATTTCTATAACTCATTGATTTACCAGTACTTTTTAGTTCTGAAAAAGTCCTTTAAAATCAATAGATTACGATCATTGCGTGTATGGATGAATTTTCACCATTACTTTTTTGTCTGGATGAGCGATCTCATTTGCGCGACGAATCTTATCCACAGGAACATCCTCAAGTGCGCGCCAGACTCCGATGATTCGGGACTTTTTTACTCGATTGAGAGAATCTATCAGCATGGCTTCGACAATAAAGATAGTTGTATTAAGCATCTGGTGCACCAGTAGTCATAACTGTCTCATAGAGAAGTTCAAACTCTTGGTGGGTTTCCTGTTCCTCATTGAAGTTTTGCTTGTGATACACCTTAGCCATGCGCCGAAAAGTCTTCTTAGGAATTTCATACTTCTCAGCCACGTTCTTGATTGCTTCACTAATTAAAGTGCGTTCACTTTCGATTCGAGTCAATGCTCCCGAGATCTCACGTAGTGCATCTCGAATGGCTTTCTTGTCGGCTGGATTGGATAGAACTTTGCTCATAATATAATTCCTTCCTCAATTATACTTGTTCAGTAACAGTTTCAGTTTTCGCTTTAGCTGGGCGACCACGTTTTCTTTTAGGCTCCTCCGTAACGGAGGCCTCCTGAACTGGCATTTGATCACGTGGTGGCAACATTTGGGGATATACTTCACGAATCAAATCTTCGGTAACATTTTTGTAAATTGTGGATAACTTTTTGTCCTTCATTGCAATGACAATATCTGCCTCTTGCCAATGAATACATTCCAACAATTGAATAAAAAGAGCCTCTAATTTAATCTTGTTTAGATTTATTGGTTGATACCAAATGTAGAACTTTCGTGCCTCTTTATATAGATTACTTGCACTATACCCCAGAGGAATATCCTGCTCTCGTTTATATGGCGGGGCGCCTTCTGGTAGATTTGCCTTAGCTTGAGGATGAAAGTTAAATCTTAATACATCTTGTAGTACGGGATTGTTATTTTGTAGAAGAATTTTTTTACGTTCCTCTACTGTTGCAGCCTTTTCAACTCGGTCAAAAATTTCGGGTAATAGTAATCTCATATCAGAACTCCTGCACACATTCTAACATCTGCTTCATCTTATTTGCCATGAAATAGTTGATAAGATTGCTTCTGTCTTTTTGTGGTTGTGAAATAAAAGTATTTATGATGTTGTTCTTGATCTCAGTAGGAATCATTGTCAGATCAACCATCACTTTGTTACGTTGAAAGTTTCGCTGAAAGGTATCATCTTCAGGTAGTTTCTTTCTCCACTCTGCCAGACGTTTTGCTGTAATAGGCTTTTGACGTTCACCAGCAAAAATAGAATCATCTGCTGAGAGCACATTCGGAACCCCATCACCAGTATCACCCTTGATGATATGTTCAAAGACATATTCTTTTGGGGATTTATTAATCTTTAACATCTTTTTCTGAATCGGACTGTACTGTTGCACATTAGAATACTTTTGCAACTGATAGAAGTCATGATCACCAGAAATGATCAGCATTGGTTTAGGTTCAGAGTCAAACACAGTTACTTTTTGATCGTTTGTCTGTGACCATTCAGCAAGAACGGCGATGATATCATCTGCCTCCGCACCATCGACATTGAGTACACTGTATGGAAAGAACTGACTGATCTCCTCACGAATGAGATTCAGCGCCTCGAAGATTGTTTTCCAGTCAAGACCTGAGTTATCTCTGTCGCGCTTTCTGTGTGCTTTGTAATAGGGGAAGACTGATTTACGCCAGTAATTTTTATTATCACAAGCAAGAACAATATTACCAAAATTCGAGCCAAATTTCTGTTTATACCCTCTGATTGAATTAATAATCATATGCCGCAATAGTGGCACGTTAATATCTATATTCTTTTTTCCACCAATCTCTGCCATTAGATTAGAGATTGCAGTCTGGCTATAATCTACAACTATCATACTACCCTCACGATTAGTGTATCGGCATTCATTCTACCGCGTACTGGTTGAGCTTTCGCCTTAATATTATCCATAAATTTTCTCAATTGAACCTTGCCAGCGTTGACAAGATCCGTTAACTGTGTTTCGGGTTTGCGTAGAGTTTTTTGAGAAGAAAGTTCTGGTTCATAATTTTGCAGAGTACTACCTTTAACCTGAATGCCAGCTGCACTTTCAGTTTTGTATACTGCTAGCTTTCGCGTCTTTGTATTGTACACCCATACTTGAGCTGCACCGACAATATCAGTTGCAATGACAGAACTAATTTTCAATTCATCATCTGACTTCTTGTACTTCATGCTTTTAATCTGCTGAGCAGCAGGTTTTGCCTTGCGCTTGCGCGGCTTACGATTCGCCTTCTTGATCTCAGAGAATTTACTCAATGAGGGAATAAAGGTACCGAGAGCTTTCAGCAGAGCCGCTATCTCTTTGCGACTACGAATATAAGTCTCAGCAACTTCTTTATTTTCGTAAACCTCTACAAATTCCTTGATCTTCATCTTAACCCATGACTCGACGATGGGCACCGCTTGCTTGGGCAACTGCTTCTCTTGCATGTTTTTTGCAAGATCAAACTCTTTAAGTTTACCCAGAAACAACTCGTCAAGAACACCCTCTAGTTCACCTAGATATTCCTGCACTTTATTGTTAATTGCTTCTTGTATGGAAAAGCGATTAGTTTGCTCAGATGTGACAGTTACTTTTTGATTGCGACCAGCAATTTTTTGCACATGATTGGTAAGCTTTTTCATGTCATTTTCAGATATGACCGCTCCGCGCATCACAATCCGCGCAACCCATCCATAGGTAGGAATAATGTCAGAATCAGACGCTGACGAGATATCGACACCTTGCTGGTTTGCAAAATCAGTAAGGTACTTTCGAGCATCTTTACGCTCTTTTTCTAGATTGTACCAATTGAATGTCGAAGCAAGACGAATTCTATAGTCATCATTCGTTGCAACAATCAACTTAGCATCGGGTTCAGACCCCATATTCACAACAATCGCTTTCTTTGCCATATTCCTCATCCGAAACAATATGCTGGTATTATACAGGGACTGAACCAAATGTCAAGCATTTTTAATGCATCGCTAAATCATTGATTCTACAGTACTTCTAGGTTGATATCTCAACTTTCTTAACAGAATCAAGGCGAAAGCTGCGCCATTCATTTTTGTCTAGATCAAAAACTGGTAGAACGTCGTCAGCCTGACGCTTGGGTGTAGAATTCTCTTTTCGCTCATATGGTTGTATGAGTTTTTCACTTAGAGTACACCGCATGTCTCGAATAGTGCCATCTTTCTTTTTGAAAGTTACGATAACCTCTTGATTATGCAGAGTATCTCGCAACCATTTTTTAGATGCGTCAGTCATAACACTATCAATAAAGATCATCACTAAACTCCTCGATAATAGAAAGATTTTCACCATCAGTAACTCCTTGAGTTACAAAGGATTCTTCGTTTGCTTTCTGAAACAAAAATGTTTCGACTTCTTGTGCCCAATCAAGGGGTACTATCAATTTGTTTGCAACTTCATTGACAGTATAACCATCATACAACATATCTTCAATCTCATCAACTATCTCTTTGATTCTATTCATAATCTAACCCTTAAAATTTTTAAAGATTTTTACTGCTTCTGAGCAAGAATTCATGATAGTTTTCACATGTTCAAATGGCTGAGCCCGCTTAGTGATTTCATAATGATAGTGCCCCTTCTGCCACAAAATATAAGAACCTTCTGCACACATGAAATGCGGGAAGTAGTCCATGTCAACAAATCCTTGTTATCAACAATATGACTACATTTTACATGAACTGATCCAGATGTCAAGCTTTTTCTTAGGCGTCGCTAACTCATTGATTTTATTAGAGTTTTACTTGTAGACGTTTGATATGTGAGGAGGATACTTTGACAATGATCCAACCATTATACCAAAGATCAGGATACTCCAGCACGCCCTGCACGAATTGTTCCCGAGCTTCGAGATAGTTTGCTTCTCCCTTGCTTTTGCATATGTAAAGAATAGTACGGCGAAAGTTTTCTGGACCCAATCTTTGCACATCTGCTTTTAGTTCATCAGAGGATGACCAATACTTTTGCCAATCAGATTCTACCTTGAAACGTTTCTTTTTACCTTTGATCTGTCTTGTTTTAGAACTCCAAAACAGTTTCTTACCTATATACTTTTTACCAGTAGGTATGCAGGTTATAAGATAAACAAACCCCACATCTTCTGAAGTAGGGTTCGTGAAAATTTGCCCATTGTATAACCAATCCATAATTACCCCTTTGAGGTATTTATGAATCTTCTTCTTCATCATAAAAAGAAAATTCTTGCTCGTCAGTTAACTCTTCTCCACAAAATGGACAATAGGTTACCTTATAGTAACCATCATCCAAATCATGCGAAAGTTTAAATGCGGCATCACAACTAAAGCATTCGTAACCTTTTCTTGACACTTATTTTTTCTCCTGACAGCATGTATTATCAGAACTTCTACTGTCACTAATTTCAACCCATTTATTCATAGGGCATCTGGTGTTTTTCATTAATACTTTACCAGGCATGAAACAACCACATTTTTTACAAATCTTAAGCATCTTACTAAAATGTTCACAATGCTTACATATTTCATATCTTATTTCAGAATAATTCATTATACTACCATTTTCCCGCATCAACGCCCATCTGGTATGTGATTGCACAAACATAACCTAATGCTATTAGAACTCCACACAGAGCAATTATATACAAACTATTAATGAAAAAACTTTTTCTTCTTTCCATTTGATCAATGATTATTTTTTCGCGTTCTGCTTTTATTTTCCTTCTGAGAAGAATAAACTCTCTATATCCATCGGCACCCATACTTTGTAGCGGACCGTAGTAAAACAAAACACGTATTTCTTTTTCCATTTCTCTAAGTTTAGCTTCAGCAGCAATCATATCCATTGCTTCTGATGTTGCACTTTTACCAAATTTAAGACTAGAAAATATACTTGGTTTTCTGTTTTTATTTGCGTTAATGTAGGCAGAAAGTTGACCCGCACCCTCTGCCCATTTTCCTAGTTGCCCAAAGATATCTTGAGCTTCTCTACCTAATTCTACTGCCTTCTTAATTCCATTAAAGGCAGCAGTTACTGTTGCCATTATGGTAATTGGATCCATGATTTTCCTCTATTTGTTTTAAAAATATAACGAAAATCATGGAGGATAATCTATTTCATAGTTATCATATTATTTATCATGCTGCCCAAATATCTGCCCAATCACCAGTTAAGGCTCCTTTAGCATAATCTGTTGCTCTTGATTCAAAGAAATTAGTATGAGTAGGAGCATTTATAATTTCCTCAACCCACGGTAAAGGATTCTTTTTTACTTTAAAGATACCTTTAAGCCCCAGAGAAATAAGACGTCTGTCAGCAATGTAGCGAATATATTGTTTGACATCTGCACTAGTAAGATTGGGCATCTCTCCCATATCGAAAGCCAGATCAATAAACTTATCTTCTAGATCAACCATCTTTGTAGCAATAGTATAAATTTGCCCCTTAAGATTATCATTCCAAATCTCACGGTTTTCTTCAATGTAGGTTCTAAACAACTTAATCATAGATTCGGCGTGTATAGTTTCATCCAAAATTGACCAGCCAATTATTTGACCCATACCCTTCATTAGTCCATGCCGAGGAAAGTTTAATAACATAATAAACGATGAAAACAACTGCATACCCTCGGTGAATGCAGAGAACGCAGCAATATTAGTAGCAATAGATTCCTTTGTACCAGTATTCATCGAAAGATCATTGAAATACTCATGCTTGTCACGCATTGCTTGATAACTCAAAAATTCATTATAAGTAGTATCAGGCATACCTAAAGTTTCAATTAGATGACTATAGGCAGCAATATGCACTGCTTCTCTAGCAGCAAATCCCATTAGCATCATTCTAACTTCAGGTTGAGGAAAATGTGGTAGATAATTCTTTACATAACCACCAGCAACATCAATATCCCCCTGAGTAAAGAATCTAAAGATGTGCGTCAGAAACTTCTTTTCAGAATCTGATAGTTTATTCTTCCAATCTTTAACATCTTCAGCCATCGGTACTTCTGAAAAAATCCAGTGCGCTTGCTCATGTGTTAGCCAAGCTCCATACGCCCATTCATATTGAAATGGGCGAAAATATGATCTCTCATCTGTTAACCGTAATTTCTTCTTAACCATTCTTTTTACTTGCCTTTAATAATGCCTGTGCGAAATTTTTTAGAGGGGTTTCGAGTTCTTTTAGTTCCTCGTCTGTCAAACCTTCTTCTTTACATTGTTTCACTACATCGGTATAAAATTCTGCTAGTACTTGTTTTTCGTTATTTTCCATAAAATCCTATCCTTGTATCTTTGTCTGTTTCTTCATATGATGGTATAAAAGTCCATGTACTATCTAATTCAAGCTCAGGTTCTGATTTCCACTGAACCAAAAGAGTTTTAAACTTATGATTCTTAAAATCAGAATTACCGCGAAAATGAATTTCTATAATCTTGTTATCAATATATTCTATATTGATAACAGGAACTTTCACATCATATAAAAATTTTGGTATAGTAAACTGTTTATCAACAATTTCCCATTTTGTAAATTTTTGTGGTGATACTTTATATCCCTGTACTACAAGATCTGATTTCCATATGTCATCTACTTTAATGTAATCTACACTATAATGGTTTCCGTTAAAATACTCACACCAAAAATACCCAGGTGGAGTAGATTCATCACCTATATCTAAAAACTTACACTCCGCACCTCTACTCATTCCATCGAGATTGTAGATGGGACGAACGATATATTCACCTGTCTTTGGTATTGGTATACCACTCGGTCCACAAATATATCCCAACATTTCTGATAACCATAACTTATTCAAATAAGTGTGGCGTGCCCATGGATAGGCAAACCACACTTGTTTTTCTGTTGTTATCAGCCTTCGCAAGATAAACAAATTTCTTCATCTGAGGCAAGTGCTTTTAGATCAAGCTCCTCGATAACTTGTCTTTCAATTTGTTTTGAAACTTTATCAGCCCTACCAATCTTTTCTGATCTACAATAGTACAATGTTTTCAGACCTTGTTTCCATGCTTGAAAATGTACTGCATGTAGATACTTAATATTCGCATTTGGACGGAAGAAAAGATTTAAAGATTGTGCCTGATCGATATATGTCTGTCTATCTGCAGCATGTTGAACCAACCAACGTTGATCAATTTCCATAGCAGTCTTAAACACATCTTTTTCATAATCTGTAAGAACATCCAGATGTTGAACTGATCCATCATTTGAAATGATAGATGACCATACTTCTGCTAGTTTATCACCTTCTATCTTTTCTTTCAATAGACGATCAAGATATTTGTTCTTGTTTAGATGAGCACCCGAAAGAGTATCTTGTCTATAAGCATTAGCTCTCCATGGTTCGATTGAAGGAGAAGTATTACCCATAATGATTGAACTCGACGCATTTGGAGCCACTGCCATAACGTGACTAAATCTCAATCCAGTTCCTTCAGCATCTGGGGCCTCACCCCTCGCAGAACCTAATTCAATATTTGCAACATCTAAACTTTCTCTAATATGTTTAAACATTCTTCTGTTTGCTGAACTAGCTAATGCGGATTCCCAGGGAAGATTATTTTTTTGTAGATAGGCATGAAATCCTAACGCACCGACACCAATACTACGCTCACGCTTTGCTGAGTATTGCGCTCTTTCTATACCGTTGGGTGCATTATCGATAAAGTACTGTAGAACATTATCAAGCATCTCTGCTATATCACGTAAAAATAACTTATCATTCTTCCAATCATCAAAGTATTCTAGATTAACAGATGATAAACAACACACTGCAGTTCTATTCTTATCTGTCGGCAAAATTATCTCCGAACATAAGTTTGACTGTTTTATAGACAGCCCCAATTGCTTTTGAAACCCAGGAAGATGTTTGTTACTAGTATCAATGAAGTGTAGATAAGGTTCTCCAGTATGCATACGCATCTCAATAATACGTTGCCAAAGTTCTCTTGCAGATACTTTCTCTCTAACCTCACCACTGTTAGCGTCTTTTAGTTCCCAAGTATCATCTGCCTTTGGATCGAGCATACAGTTTTCGATGATCTTCATAAAGTCATCTGTGATATTAATACCATGATGAAGATTCAAGCATCTCATATTCTGGTCACCAGTAGGCTTACGCATCTCTAGGAAGATTAAAATATCTGGATGTGAGATATCAAGATATGCTGCGTAAGATCCTCTGCGTGTTCTTCCTTGACGATACGCGAGACAACTAGCATCATATGTTTTTAGATGCGGCATAACACCCACAGATTTATCATCGGATGAACGAATACCAACACCGATACCAATACCTCCACCTAACATTGATAGCCAGTTTACTTCTGAAAGACAATCTACCAATCCTTCTGCTGAATCATGTAGATATGGAAGAAAGCAGCTTATAGGTAGACCTTTCTTTGTTCTTCCAAAAGCAAGAATAGGAGTACTATAACTCAACCAATGTTTACTTGAGTAATCGTATAATCTTTGTGCGTGTTCTTTGTTAGAGCCAAAAGCTGCAGATACAGCAGCAAATCTTTCTTGTGGTGATTCTTCACTGTCTAACATATAAGACTCACGTAGCCTCTTAATTCCTAATTCATCAAAAAGAATATCCTTAGAAAGATCAATCTCAATACCGTGTACTGTTTTTTTCATTTACTTACCCTACTCAAACTCTTTTAGTTTTTGTTTCAGCGCTATTAAAGCACCATTATACTTACCATTTGTGTTTTGATCAATGAGATTAGCATATTCTATCCATCTAAGTTTATGGATAGTTTCATTATCAAGATGATATGTGTTATCTATAATTGCTGATGTTCTACTTTTCAATGTGCAAAATAAATATACGAGATTTTCAGATTCTTCTCCAATTAATTCTTTTACTTTTTCTCTTGTAAGATTCAGATTGCACGCCGATTCGTAATGTTCTGTACCATAAGCAGAATGATAAAGACCCGCAGCACAAATATCTTCAACACATCCCTGTTTACTTAAAATGAAACTAGTGTTATAAAGATGTTCAAAAAAAGTTTTACCAGAATGTTTTAACTTATCAAAGTTATTTTCTATCAATGCTTCTATTCTCGGATCATTATATTTTGCATCAAATGTCTTAAACACCAGAACAGATCTTAAAACTGGGCATGCCCGAGAGAGAGGTCTTGCGGAATGCAGTTTCGATGAATCAAATATCAGACAGCGTCCAAATTTAGGAAGAACTGCTAGTTCAATTTCCTCATTCTTTACTATCGACGTTTCCCCACCCCAATCTTTATCCCACTCTTTATTTAAATAAACTATAACTGTGTCAGAAAGAATATCCGCACCATATTTTTTATTTAACCAATTATCATCTTGATGATAATATGCATCCGTGCCGTATGTGTAACCGTTAACATACGCTCTGACTAAGGCACGACCTGGAAGTAACTCTTGTATTCTGTTCCATATTCGTGCGAGTTCGGGATGATAGTTTATATATGGCATTTTTCCATGATCAAAAAGAAACATTCTATTATCTTTAAGAATAAGATTATTCCAATGCCCAAAATCATAATGTTTTTTACTTTTATTAGAGACCCATCCATATTTCATCCCACGATCTACGTAGAAAGTATTAACATCGAGCAAATCTTGCTGCATATTTGAAAGTAATTTATCGTTAACTATAGTCATTGTTTCATACCATCTATTGTATATCCTATTACAATGCTAAGAATTTTAAGGTTTATCATTCTTAGAAATTTCCAATACTGTTTTAATATCGGGTGGTGAATATGTATCTGGTTTAAGAATCTTACCATCAGCGCGTTTTAAAACTTTACCCGTTTCACTTACTTTTGAATGATTTGAGCGCGCAACCTCATTCCATACTTGTTGCATTGGAATACCAATAGTGTGTGCTAAACCCTCAATAACCCAAATTAAATCAGCACAAGCATCAGCAACTTCTACAGCATCAAAATCTTTAAATGCAGTTTGCAGTTCTAAAAACTCTTCTTTGATTAGATCCATGTACAATGTAGCTTGCCAATTAAATTCAGGATTAAATTCAGGTTTAAATTCTGATTTAACTACTTGATCAGCAGCAAGCATAAATTGTTTTACATCATCTCTAGTGTTCATTTGTAAAATCCTCAATCTGTGGAAATACTTTTGCAATTGCTTCAGCACACGCCTTTGCAATTTTCATATGTTCTAATTGTGTACCATTAGCCGATCTAAGTTCGCAATAATGAATCCATGATCTGAGAGTACCATTCATGTATAATCTACTTTCAGTTAATCCTTCTGGCAGAACTGCTCTAGCTTGTTCTTTAGCAATTCCTTTACTCAAAGCCCAATCATATGCACTACGAGCAACACGAATAACATCTTCCTGCATCATTGTCCATTCGCGTTGTAAAGTTTCATCATCTACTCTAATACTATTTTGGCGATTTTTTGTATCCTGTAATCGAGCTTCACGAGTTACAAACTGCAGATCTTCTAGTGGATTGGCATAACGCTGGCTGAATTCTTGAAAAGAAAATGATCTATGGCGCAAAATCTGTCTAGCGATATCCCTAGTTGTAGTTATCTCTAAACATAGTGATACTAATTCAAAGGGACTCCAATGTTTATGGTTGATCAAATACTTCAGAAGTTTTTCTGAAGTTTCCATATTCATCTGATTAGATGGATTAGAAACACGAGCACAAAAAGCAACTAGATCACGAATACTTTCTAATACTGGTGGATGTTCATCTGCTGTAGATAACAGAAACGGATTCAGTTGTGAGAATGATAAAAGTCTAACGTGCATTTTGTGATTCCAAATAACTGACAATGTCCAACCCAGTATTGGGAACAACCTGAACAGCACGATCATCCCAAAGTTCTACCATCATAAAATCTTTAACATTAGTTACTTCAAGTTTAAAACCTATATGTTCAACACACCAATTCTCAATATTTTTAATAGTTTCTTCTTTACCATCACTGATGCGAGCGGTAAAAATTTTTACCGTTTTGCCTTCTCTTAACCATGATATAACTCTTTCTACCATTGGTTTTATCGGTGCGCCAATTCTTGCATCATGCCAACCTTTCCATCCATCATAATGTGCCAATGTACCATCTAAATCAACACCAATCCATCCATTACTACTCATATTAACACCTCTTCCATGCAACAAAATTAGCCTTAGCTTCTAATCCTCTAAAAGTTCTTTCTTTGATCATTTTAAGAACTTTTTCTTTTGTTTTACCAGAAAGAATCATTTCATTGATATCTTTCTCTTCTAAATACTGAGGCCAAATAACTACAGCATAATTTTTATCAATTAAAGTTTCTAAAACCTTGCAAACGTCTTTATTTCGTGGTTGATTGTCCACAATTACAGTGAGTTTATCACTATTAAGATTTAACTTATCTAATTTACCAAAAGATGTACCCGTAACCGCGATTGCGTTGGGAAGAAACAAACTGTCTATAGGACCCTCTACTACGTATATATGTTTAGAGGTATCTACGGTATCAACACCGAAGATTTGTGGAACATTTTCCTTAATCTGCACCGTCACATATCTTAATGTCTCATTACCTAGAGCACGACAAGTTACCCCTGTAAGTTGTAACTTTTCATCAAAGAATGGAATAACTAATCTAGATTCCTTTGTCGTGATTTTTTCACGCATCTTAGGACTAATCTGCCCTATGTTACTCATATTCTCAATGAAATATAACTGCTTATAAGCAGACTCGGGAATCAATCTTCCTTTGCAAAACTGTACTGCAACATGATTCTCAGGTAAAGTATCTAAACGATCTAAAAGAGAATCAAGTAATGTTTCCTGTTTAGTCTCAGTTATTACAGGTTCAGTAAATTTCAATACAGGATCTTTATGTGGTTTATTCTGTGGTACAGCCTCGGCGTATCGTTCAAAACAGTACTGGGAATGTAAAGAAGGACTTATTTGTTTAAGAAATGTACCAAAATGTAGAGACGCACTACAATTATGACACTTCATAAACATGTCGTTTTTTATCTTATAAAAGTAACCCCTTGCCTTTGTTTTCTTTGTAGAAGAATCACCACAGATAGGACAAGAAAAGTTAAAAAGATAATCATCCTTACGCTTGAAATTGCGTAGTTGATTAGAGATAAAGTTTATAAATTTTAGATCGATGTATAATGCCATGATTGTTTCTCCTTAACACAATCATAACATTTATGATGCAAAAAATCAATACTACTGAATAATTTTCTTTCGTTTAAAAAGTTTTTTAGTCAGTTTGTTCTTTGCTGGAACTGCAATATCATCGGGAGTTCTACCGATACCAGAGATTCCTGGAGTAACTGTTGCTGTATTTGCTGGTACTCCACTAACACCACCAGTATCTTCTAAAAATAGTTTAAAAGTTTTCATATCGTTTTTAAAGAATTCTTCTACTAATGTGGTATCATACTCGTATTCTAATGCTTCTAAAAATATTGATTCAAGATTATATGGTTCTTGATTTGTTTCAGCACATTCTTTGATTAGAGCATAAGCTGCAGCATAAGTAGCAAATTGTTTGCTTTGAGTTGGCAGCATGTTAATGATACGTTTTAGGCGAAATACTATTCTATGAAGATAGGTATAAGCTGCTTTCTCTTTACCAGTTCTTAAATCCTTTGCTTTTTTAATAGGTTTACCTTTTTCATCAATAATACCTAGACTATAAGCATCGGTTTTTTCAAACGGTGTAACTAGCATACGAAGAATTCTATATGCTATTAAATTGTCTGCTAGAGCTGAAACTGGCATTATAGTTCTCTTAGTTTATTTGCTATTTCATTACAAACAGGTATATCTGATTCAGACTGACCATTGTAAAGTATAACATTAGAAGGCATGAGATTCAAATAAAGTAAAAAAGTCTTTATCTCTGACCAATAAATTTCATCAAGTTTATAAAACAACATTTTCACTGTAGCCTCTGCTCCAAACATATTATAAAGAATGATGATATGATTTAGTATCAATCTCTCTTTCAGATCACCTCTAGTTTTAAATCGATTCAGAAGTTTTTTGATATAGCGAAAGCGCTTAATATCCTCAAGAAACTCCTGTTTTCCTCTAAACCCAGATGTATCATAACATTTTATTGCATACAATAAAAATGTATCTTTAGTCAAATCAAATTGCATCTATTACCATGTAGTGATACTAACTCTTCTCCAAATATTTACATTACCAGATGAATAATTAGTAGTACAAATATAAAAATAATTGGAGTCAAAGGCAATCATACCTGCTTTATCTGTAGAAATACCAAAAGCATTCGCAGGTGCAGATTTTAGTTGTGTTAAACTAATAAGAAGATTGCTTGCGGTAATCTTCTTACTACTACTCGACTGAACTAGATATAGTAGATCAGTCGAGTTAGCAGTAGTTACATTAGTTAATTCAGATAATTTAGAATCTGCCATTTTTTATTATTGACTATTTCTAGCTACAGTGTCATCATTGGCGTCAATGAAAAGATTACCTGTAGAAACATCACGATTAAAGTATTTAGATGTTGCGACAAGCACTTCTGTCTTTACACGAACCTGAGCATAAGCATCAATGTATCTTGTCTGATATGACCAACCAGGTTGACTAATACCATTTGCTTTGTTACCTGGTACATTTGCCTCAACATAGTCAATACCATATACTTTTTGAATTGAATACATACCAACATTTGCACTGGTACCAGTATAGTTAATATATTTAGGACCTTGTTGAACGTTTGCTTTACCACTAGCATTAGCCCCTTCATATGCTCGATCAAGTGTCAATGAAACATTTGAGTTGACATTTAGAACATAGTATTTGACGTTTGAGTTACTTGTAACTAGTCCTAAAACAAAGTAATCACCTGGTTCTACCTCATTAAGAAAGATAGTAGCATTACCAGTTGCATTTGAAACAGTAGCGCTACCATTGGTAACTGTCACGTTACCAGAAAGTTGCTTGCTGTCTAATTTTCCCCATCCTGACATTATTTTCTCCTATTGTGTCTTTTTAGTGGGCATCAACAATTATTTATTCTGTGCGTATTTCTTCTTAGCAGCAGTATCAAACTTTGCTGCCTGTGCTGAACGCTTCATGAATGTAGGTTCATCACCTTCTTCTTCAGCTTTTGCTACTCTTTTCTTTGCAGCAGTTTTAGCGCGAAGCATTGTAGCAACAGAAATTTCATCAAGTTGATCAAAAGATTCTACCTGTTGTTGAAATGCCATCTCAATAATATCCATAGCAACTGTTAATTCTTTTTCTGAAATCTGACCGAGAGATTCTATACCTTCACTTTGAAGATAGGATTTAACATAGAAAGCATAATCTTTATCTGCACGGGCTGAAGAGCGTGAGGATTCTTTTAATTTGCTTTTCTTTTCATCTTTATCATCATCCATATCTTCATCATCCATATCATCCATATCATCCATATCATCGTCATCAGTAAGATCTTTAACGTTTTTTTCTTCTTTAGTTACTTTCTTACCTTTACGAAGCATTTCAAAGTCTTTTGCTGTCAACTCATCTTTCTCTGGTTCATGAACATCTAATTTTTGTTGATTTGGATGAAGTGGTTTCTTGGCTTCATCTACCTCACCTTTAAGAATTTTTTCTGCAGCTTCTACTAAATTACGCATTTCTTTTTTCCTTAATCGAGTTTACTAACTGGTGTAGATGACCAATACTTACAGCTCCAATATTTTGCTTTCCAGCGTGGGCCTGGAGAATCACAATTATGTCTAGCTCTAAAACTTTTACGTCTTTCAGGATTATCTCTTTTGATCTCTAAATTGGGATCACCGAAATTAACCTTTACAACGTTTCCTTTATCATTCTTTACATATACAGCACGTTTTTTAGGGCCTCCTGGTGTAAGAAAAGGCTTTCCTAATTTTACCTTTCTACCACCAGATTCAGCTTCTTCTACAAGATCATCGCTCCATTCTTCATAGATTTCATCACCAGTAATCTCAAATTCCTCTTCAGTAAATCCTAAGGAATCATCTAAATCATGCAGATTTTCTCTAAATTCTCTAAAAGTTCTAGGCATGGTTCATCCAAAAATAGTTACTATGTATTTATGTTTACTTTGTTTTCAACCGCTTTCTTTCTAGTTCCTTGATACGTGGAACTAGACGTGTAGCCAATGTTGACTGAATTTTAGTCATTTGTTTTAGACGCTGTTCAATCATGTCCTTTTCTTGTGCTGACATAGATGCTTTATCTCTACCATGTAGTAATTTTTTCAATAACATACGTCTTGCTGCAACAGTAGCACGCTTTTGCAGTTGCGCCTGCGTAGATGGTCTTCTTAATTTAATTGCAGCTGCAGTTTGCCTTCTTGTAGATGATCTGGCAAAATTCATTCGTTTTCTCAATCTAGAAGATGCGGAGATTTTTTCATCTAATACTTCCTCAGAAATAAAATCTTCTGAATCATAAGTATCTTCAATATCTTCCCAATCTAAATCATTTTCATCAACATCAATTTCTTCAACTTCTTCACTAACAGTTTTCCATCCTCCACCTTTAGACTTATACCATTTTGAAGCCCAACCATTGGCATACGCTGATGGATAGATATCAAATTTTGATTTAGCTAAAGTTTTAGCTCTTGACCATAGTTCAGGATTCGTAGGTACATTCTTTTCTTCAATCTGCTCTACTTCTTCACCTATCTTACCTTTACCATAATTTGAAACATTAATAGGGTCACCTTTTCTTTCAGGATTAGGATCATGTTTTCTCTTTGCTCGAACTGCTGCAGCTCTTTCAGATTTAGAAAGAGAGGCAATTTTCTCATTACTCATACATTTTGGTTTTGGTTCACCTTCTTCTCTTGCGCAAGGCCCAACAACCTCACCCTTAGTATTAATTCGTTTCCATCCGCCTTTAGGATGTTTAGAATCAAACCAATTTCTTAAATCTTCTGATACATTGTTTCTATTTTGTAATTTTTCATTATATTCCTCTATTTGTTTTTGAGTCATTAACAAACGAGGTATTTCTCTCTCAACTGAATTTTTAAAATGAGTAAATCTTTTTATCTCAGTATCTTCTTCTAGATCAACAATAGGTAAAGGTTTTGTTTCTGTAATATCAGAAATCCACTTTTTATCTACACCAGTTTCAGATTCAACAACCACGTAATTTTTACCACAATTAATGATTGTACCTTCTGATTCATCAAAGTATACAATATTACCGAGTGTAAAAATTTCACCGTTTAGATACTGTTCTCTTACAGATTTGGGTGCAGATTTCATTCCTGTTTGTGTATCGTGAAAGAGCTCTTTTGCATGAGCATCTGATACATGTGATGGAACACCCTTACGAAATTCTTTAAAATTATTTGATGCTGCATGAGCACGCATCTTCGATGCAGACATTCCCTCAGCACCTTCAGCATCAGGATCTCTTTCTCCAGAGGAGACCACTTTAATAGATTTAAAGTTAAAGAGTTTACCTTCACCCTCGCCGTTATACTTGTGTAGTGTTTTATGGTATTCTTCTGCTCTATCAGATCCACCAACCATGACTAGATGTTTAGTACCACTTTTGTGTAGCTCTGCGGCATGAGTTAGATATGATGGGGATTGTTTAGATGATGTCTTAAAGTTAATCTTAGGAAAAAATCTTTTAGCATGCTTTAATTTCTGCTCTGGACTTAGAGGATTTTTCTTTGGATCTTGGGAATGAGACATAACGATCAGATGATCTGCTTTATGTTCCTTAGAAAGAGATTTGACAGTATTGATCAATTTCTCATGACCAGTAGTAGGACCTGGATTCATGCGACCAAAGGCGAAAACTGTTGTTTTCTCTTTTTCTTCTACAATAAAATCTCTAAATTTCATTACTTTTTCCGTAAAAATAAACTTATTACTTATTTATTAAAGTAGTTCGTTCCAACCTATAATAGCACCTAAATCTGCCCCTGCTGTATCAGTAATTGCACAAATAGTAACAATATCACTTACTTCTGCTGCTTCTTTTTGAAGCGTAAGGTAATTTGTTACCTCTTCTTCTAAAGCGGCATCAACAGGCATACCTAAACTTTTTGCAAACTTTATGTAGAGAATCTTCTCTTTGATCGTTTTCATTGTACTTTTAAAAAGTTATATTTGTTATTGACATCTATTGACAACTGTTATAAAATTGCTATGTAGCGAATGATGTGGATAACACTAATCCTTACCTGCAATATCTGCAGCACCAGCGCTACCAGCTTTATGAATTCGTATATGAATATTACTTCCTTGATGTTCAACAGAGTAAGATTGACCTTTATGACTACCTGAAATGTCATTAAATTCTTTATCTAAAGAAGCTTTTTTATCCAGTTTCTTCATATGTTGGTGTACTTCTGCTGGGCTTAATTTAGAGTCATTTTTAAACCAATAAGCATGAGCACCACCTTGGGATTCATAAGAAGATTGTTTACCTAATTTCTTCATGTGTGCAACTAAATCAGTTCTACCTGTACTAGTTGCTTCATTAATAGAGTGGACTAATTCTTTATATGTTTTCATTTAGTTTCCTATCGTGGGCGTGCTAGTAAATTTGCTCGACTAAATTCTGCTCGATCAACAATTTTTGTTGGTCGATTATTAATTACTGCTACATGTCCTTCTGGTTTAGCTAGTTTACCTTCAATACTGTGATGAAATGGTTGCTCAGCTGACGATAAAGCATTACCTAGAACATCTTTAGCTTTTTGTAAGGAATGGTGCATTCTAAATGTAGCATCAAACAAACTTTTATTTAATCCAACGTGAGATAAAGCTTGATTAGCTTCCTCACGTTTTTTTGCCTTACTAGATTCTGTCTTTACATCAGCTATCTTTTTATTGTGATGCATTTGTAGAAACGACTGGTATCCTTGGGTATCAGGAGTAGTACCATCTCTGACGGCACTGTTTATATATTGCTTCATTGTATCTACATGACCAGTTGTATGCTCATAATCACCTAGTTTCTTATGTTCATTTGCAGCACTTTTCATGTGCGATTCGTATTCTTTTTGATGTTCAGGTGAGTATGTAACTTTTTTAGTGTCAAACTTAGGGCTGATTACATGAACATCTGCATGCTTACCAAAATTATCTAAATTCGCATTGTATTCTGCCTTCATATCAAGAAGATTATCGCCATGGTATGCAGTATGAACCACCACGCCGATCTTAGCATTCTTTATTGCTTGCCCATGCTCTGAATTCTTTTTTGCAGCATATGTGATAGTGTTTGGTTTAAAATGATATGAGTCTCGTGAGCTAGACACATCACCATCTGCTTTAGAATACATAAAGTCACCTTGATACACACCTGCATGTGGAGTAACTTTTGGTAGATGTGTCATAGCAGATTTTAGTTTTGATACTAAACCTGGTGCATGTCCGTGATTCTTTTCTATGTCATCTGACGTATAGTTTAGCTTTGGATTCTTATTGAAAGCTGACTTTGAGGCAACAAAGAATCTTTTGTTCTCTGGATGATAACCAAAAACAACACTAGGTGAACCATCATACTTTGTAGAGATGGTTACACGGTGGGGACCGTGTCCACCTCGTAGTGAATTATGTATGCTCTGCAAAGTGTTATGTGCATGCTCAAATCCTGCTGAGCCAGCATTGATCGGATGATCTTCTGCATGCTCCAGATGTTTTAACTTTTCTTCTGTAGCAGCTTCTGTTAAAAATATTTGAAATGATAACATTTATACTTGTATTCCCATTCTGTCAGATGCTCTGGTGTATCCGTTCTTAGATCTTAAATAAACTCTACCGTATGTTTTAACATTTTTAATTTCAGATGCAGTTGCAGAAGACCATTTTCCTATACCAGTAGAATCTAATTCAAATTTAACATAATAAACTATACTATCAATTGCAGCTGCAAAGATAGCATTCATATTTAGAGATCCTTCTTTAGTTTCTTTTTGAAGAATTTTTTCACATTCATACATGATCTCATTCAATGTAGGTGAGGATTTAGTTTTTAGATAATCATTTTGACGTATAAAGGCAGCAAACATTGTCGGCTTATAATTTTGTGGAGTAACTGTATCTGCAATTTTAGTATCAATTAAATTTGGAAATAGTGAACTTACGGCTTTTATAGGACCTAAAATGATACTATTCTCAGCTAAAATTTGAAGTATAGCAAACTCTTTTGTTTTTTTCCACTTGTTTAATTTAGCAGGAACTCTCGACAAAAGAGAAATAATATCACCTGGCTTTACTACGTTTGTTGTTGTTCCACTCTTTGCTGATATAATATACTGACGATTATTCTCATAGATAGCATAGTCCATTAATGGTTCATTGGGTCTTTCTGGAACATATACTTGTCCACTAGTTGATAGCTTTTTACCATTAAAATTTATAACTTTTTTGAAACAAATAGCAACAGGGCCTAAAACCTCACCGAAATCTTTATTGATATCATTTAGAGGCAGATCATTCTTAAGTTTATTAAAGATACTTGTGACTTTTGCTGCAGTTGTAGATCCATTCGCATAGTAATCAAAAATTGCGGTTAGATATGTCTTTAGATTGGGTGGAAGATTTTTATGTTCTTCTATAGCTTCTAATACAGTTCTTTTATAATCCTGTAATGAATACTTGCGATCTTTTACATTAAATGATTGTGGTTTGAGCGAAACAGCACCCGATGATTTCACACCTGGCTTAGCCAACATATCAAAAGTAACTCTACCCAGATTTAATTTTTTATCCGTGGGTAACTTCTTATACTGAACTAGAGCTTTAGATTCATATTTTGTTGTTTTTAGATAAACAACTTGTGTCCCAGCAGGTAGTTCACCTATCTTTTTATTAGAATCTGCTGCATCAAAAAGAGGACTAGGTTTCTTCAAAGTGGTGGGAATATCTCCTTTTCCTTGAAAGTATTTTACCCAAGCTGCTTGTCCAGATGAAGCCATCTACGTAATCCGTGGTTTATTTCAATATTTATACAGTAAAAAAGGGCGCCGAAGCGCCCTTGATAGAACATTAGTGCTGTTTAGCTAAACAGCTTTGTCCCCAAAAAATTGTAAACCGCAGAGACCATGTCACGGTTGGGTGTACCAAGACGGTACGAGGTTCCTCGCTTAGTCTTATTAGTGTAGATACACAATCCCTCTTTACGTAGCTCTGCAACCCGAGCACGTAGATTCTTACAACCAAGAGTACGCTCAGCGTCTGCTTGGGTTAGAGTGACACCTGCTTTAAAAAGTGATGCTAATTGTTGTGTTTGAGTCATATACTTCTCCATTATTAATGATTGATTATACTGCTAGTTTCTTCAGCTCCTCGATCTCCAGATCATCATCTTCATCAACAACTGGAGCTGGTTTCTGAATAACTAGCTTAGGCTTCTTTGCGGAAACCTTCTTCTCTTGCTTCTTTGGCTTTTCCTTAGCCACCTTCTCTTGCTTTGCTACTGCGGATTTAGCTGGCGAAGCCTTCTTTGCGACCGCCAGACCCGTCTTCTTGTCGTAAGTCTCTTGAATTTCCTTGGTGAACTTAGTAAACCGCTCATGTTTGATAAGGACCTGGCAGATCTCTGCCTTAGTCATCTTCTTGTCGAATTCTAGCATATCAATGTCAGTATGCCCCTTTTTGTGCATACTTTTAACTCGAGTAGCCATATCACCCTGACCCACTCGCACCTTGAAAACACCTAGATACTTAGAAATACCACCAAAGTTATACTTTGCAGACATATTCCATACTCCATTATAATAAAAAAATAATGATAACAAAAAATACTACTATTGTCAAGCATTAAAGAATAAAAAGAATCGGAAACAAAACAAAAGCCATGATAGCAATAACTTTGTCCATATCCATAACTATTCCTTTCGTCACATTGAAACCATATTATACAGGATCTAAACTAAATGTCAAGCTTTTTCTTAAACTTTTTCTCGTGTATTCAGAGCCGCTAGCAACCCTGAAACCGCTCTGTAGCGCCCAAAATTCTGTAATCCATTGATTCTAAAGGAAATTTTAAAAATCAAAAAGTACTGGTAAATCAATGAGTTAAAGATAACCGAAGTGTAACATACCACCTTAACCGAAATATAACATACCACCCGACAACGATAGAGCCAGAAACACGAATTGAAGAAAATATATCCACACACTTTTGTCGGGTATTGCAAAAAGAGCAAAAAAGTATAGCGAAAAAAACAGAAACGAGATCAGAAGATAGTATTCTAGAATCATTGATGCAGTCCACCTGGTTCATGTGTGCACTCGTACGCATGGTTTATTTGCGCACGAAACCACTTGACGAAAACTGCTTTCGACCATGTACCAGTTTTTACCCATTCATATGCCTGTTCCGCAGTTACAGATTGCAGTGGTGCAGTATTGTGATTCATTTTAAGTTTGCCTCGTTGATTCAGCACCACAAGGGCACGAGCAATAGCACGATCATTGTTCTTGAGCAGTTCAACGATTTGCGTACGGTTCATTCTCAACTCCTTGTCGTTAACTTATGCTTGTATTATACAGTTACTGAACTAAATGTCAAGCCTTTTAGACATAAGAAAAACCACTGAAAAATCAATAACCTAACGCTTTTCGCTCTAAAGCAGACAGTTTTGCAAGGGCTCTTTCTCGGGCCTTTTGCATCGAATGTTCTTCTGCTTCGGCTACTGTGTCAAAAAATGTGAATATTTGTTTCTTAGAAACTGAATCGTTTTTATTGACAGCTTTATATGCTTGTGCTTCTGCTTCGCTTAAGAGGTAGAATTTGTGGTTGTGTACATCACCACCAACCCAAGATCGAACTTCCCAACATTCAACGATTTTCATATTACCAATCCTCCTCGTCTGAAATAGGAATAACTACAGTAGCTTTGTCAGAATGTTTAAGACCTAAGTCATGATAGTCTACTTCACAAGTAATATTACAACCTATACCAGAACTCTGATCAACACTCAATGTTACAGTATCTTCTTCAAAATGCTCCATGATCTCCATAATTTTCTTGAGATCTTTTTTGTGAAAACTAAATTTACATTTACTCATTATCAGGCACCTTTACATAATCACCATCGCCGATCCAATATACACCTTCACTTTTATGTCCTCTTGCAGTACAGTAGATACGCCCTTCTGCAATCTCATCTACTATCATAACAGATCCTTTAGAACATATCCATTCATATTCTCTAAGAATAATTACTTTATCACCTCTTTTGACGTGCTCTTTTGTGTTAAGAAGTTGCTTTAGTTCTTTTTTCTTTTGCGCTATTTCTTTTTCTAGCTGAAGAATTCTCTGATATTTGTTCATTTTGGATCCTTTTAATCTCAGACTGAATAATTTTCAATGCTTCTTTACGACGTTTCTGAGCAAATTCCCAACTTGGTCCCCAGCTGAAATCTTCCACACTAGGAGAAAGCTCCAGCAGCGAATCCTTAATCTTGATGGCTTCTTCTAGAGTCATACGGTATGCTCCACTATTTTGATACCAGCTGCTTTGATAGCACTCTGGCAAATTATACAAGGTTTTGCTAGCATCGGATTACCTTTTCTATCCCAACGAGATACCAGTATTTTATACGCCTTGTGTAATTGTTTGCACCGTACTATTGCATGAATTTCCGCATGCAGAAACATTCTTTCATGCTGACCAACTGCATGAGCATGTTTAGCTTGTAGTGGATGGGTTTTTAGATATTGATTCTTTCCAATTGACAAAACACGACCACGTTTATCATAGATCACTGCAGTTATATTCTGTCGAGATTTAGGCATTATTTCAGACCGAATCGCTCTTCCAAAATTTCAGCAAAATCATGACCATTGAATACTTGCCGCCCCGAAACTTCTCCTGCCTCATAGGCTCGATCAGCTTCTTTTTCAATAGAGCGCAGTTCTTGAATACACTCTTTGATCAGCAATTCAGCAAACTTTTTACGAAACAGCGTCTTTCTACTATGCTCTAGTGTGGAGAAAATCATACTATGAGCATCTGCTTCTTTTTCGACCTTTTCAATTTTAGACATGTCAATCATAATTAAATTTTAGCAGGAAACAGTTGATAAAAGATTTCTTGAGGACCATAAGTACTGAAACTGTTATAATGTTCGCTACCCTTGTAGCTCCAGATGCCACATTGACGACCATCTGCTAGGAATCCCCAACTATGACTGACCTTATCGGGATCATCTGGAACGTTAGCACGAAACCCCAGAATCTTAGCGATCTCTTTCGCACTATATCCAGTTAAAGTACCAGTGCGGTGCGATCCAGGAATGTCTACAGGTATAATATTCATACTATATCCTCACGTTGTCAATCACTATAACCACATTATACAGGTTCTGAACTAATTGTCAAGCCTTTTTTAGCCCGATTTTTCGTGCAACACCATCTGAGTGTTTACATGCCCGACGGAAAGTGTACCCCGTACAGTTACAAGTAACTTTAGTACCAATAACGGTGACAATATACGTCTTACTCGTTGATTTACTTAGAACTTTAAATTGTCTTGTATTAGAATCTGTAGAAATCTCACGGCTAGAACCACTTAGATATGTGATTTTATCCACATTTTTCAATGAGATAGTAGACACTGGATACCGAGGATTACCAGTTTTTACATTAAATTCATGGGGTTGCAACCAGCGCTCAGAGCTGATTACAACACCACGAAAAGTATCGTATCTAAATTTTTCCTTAGAAAACAAGTAGCTCTCGGGAAATTTAGTGACAACAACTACCTCAGAACCAACCATAGGTATAGATTGCATTGATTTACTTGATAAAAGTAAAGTGTTTATTGGTAGTCAAATTGTACTCACGCAAAAACATCACCGCGTCATTATATGATAGAAAGAACCCTTTGTAAACAACTTTTTCGATTGTCGTAGATACACGATCAATCACCGAAACAAGAATACCTTCGCTTGCAGCTGAAAACAGTACTTTTCTCATCATTGCTCCTCAATTTCTAACGATATTATACAGGTTCTAAACTAAATGTCAAGCCCAGTTAAACCATTGATTTACTTAGAACTTTTCCTGCACGTATGGAAGCCATTTGTAGGTCTTCTTTAATAACTCATTGCGAACATGTTTCCAACGTGTTTTTCTGAATACCTTTCTATATATCCCCCATGTAGTTAACTCATTAAAGTTATTTAGATTTTTTAAGACATATTTGGGATCTAACTCAGAATAGTGATATCGAATCTCCATAGCCAGATCATGTGCATATGCATCTACTTCTTCAACCATTGCAAGATACTCCATGTCACGGCAACCGCTTTTAGCAGCACCCATAGTATAATAATATGTTGTGGTATAAAAACGTTGATTTCCACTACGTTGATATTGGTACTTATGTACTAATTCATGCTGTAGAGTTTGACTCAAAACAAATAAAAAGTCTCGCAATTTTTGTTTACTGATGTATATTTGTGACTTGTTAGAATCTACGTGGAGAAAAATTGTTATAGGAGTTCTAACTACTCCTGGTGTAAATTCACCACCCACAATACAGAATTTTTTAGTTTTCATTTCTTGTTGCTTGATCTCTACTTTAGCACCGAACGGTTTTAGTAGTTTCTGTACTTCTTCCTGCAACTGTTTGTGAGTTAATAGTCCATTCAACTTGTCGGAATGCTTATTTAATCTTCTCCATATCTTGGATCCTAGATACATAATGCCTCCTTAAGTTCCTGACAATGTATTTATACTTTAATGTTAGAGAAGTCCTTTTTGAATTTTCTGTTCATAGAATTATCAGTATCATCTGCGTGTCCAGAATCAGAGATGTTTTGCTGTGCCGTTTCCTCTAGATCATATAACTTCATCTTTGATCTCTGCACACCGATAAGAAATCTCTTGTACAGTGAAGGATCATTATAACGATTCTTCAATTGTTTAACCATAAGTTGCCCCATCTTCTCTAGATCTTCTGTAGAGATTAGAGCAAACATAAAGTCAGCGGTTGCAGGTAATCCAAAACTCTCTGATGTATCTGTAAGTTCAACATCAGTGTTTCCATAACCAGATCGAGTAGTTTGTGTTGCAGAAAGAATAGGAACATTGTATTCAACTGCTAGTCCTCTTAGTTCCTCTGCAATTGCCTTTACTACCATATAAGTGTTTACATTTGATCCAGCTTTATATCGAGCGCTAGAACATATGTTTAGATAGTCGATAAAGATAGCATCAGGTTTAAACTTTCGTTTCAGTGACAACTCATTTAAAAGAGTTTTAAAGTGTCCTGAATGTGCTGACGCAGTAGGATATTCTTTAATGATCAACTTACCCTGAGTTTTATTTTGAATCTTTTTTACGCGAGATTCAAACGTCTCTCTAGGTAGATCTTTGAGTTGATGAATATCAATATTCATTAGATTAGCATCAATACGTTCTGCGATTCTTTCTTCAGCCATTTCTAATGTAATATAGAGAACATTCTTACCTTGTTCTAGATATGAAGCAGCAACATGGCAAAGCCAAAGACTCTTTCCAACTCCAGTTCCCGCCAAAACGATTGTCAAACTTTTTCCTGGTAATCCACCATTCGTGATCTTGTTAAAGTAATCTAGATCGAAAGGAATTCTTTCTTCCTTTCGATTGTAAAACTCATAACGATTCAAAGCATCATCGATATAGTCATGACCAATAGAAGTATCAAAAGAAACGCTCAATGCTTCCTGCAATAAAGCAGGAATACCATCCTTAGATTTTAGTTTGTTTCGTCCATCAATGATACCAATTGAATCTACAATTGCATTATATACAGCACGATCCTTACAAAACTTTTCTGTTTCATCAACTAGCCACTCAATGTTTGAATCAGATAAATCTAGTGAAGTAATATAGTTCATTACATCAGAAAACAGATCCTCAGATACATTCTTATCATTGTGTACATTAATCTCTAGAGCTTCTTTAGATGGAAGAGTATTGTACTTACTAATAAACTCTTGAATCTTTTCAAAGAGAATCTTTGTCTTAATCTCTGTGAAGTACTCGTACTTGAGAAAGGGAAAAACCTTTCTCATATAATTTTCATTATGTACTAGATTAGATAAAATTGTATGCTCAATTGTCACTCGTTTTGTTCCTTTTTAGCATTCTCTACTGCACACTGCAAAATGTCACAAATAACATCTTCTATTACAATATCAAACTCTGGTGTTTTTAGATCATCTGCCGTCATTGTATCAGGAACATTGATAAAATGAAAGTCTGCTTGAAGAAGTCCCTCATCTTTTTCATCAAATTTAAGTTCAGAAACCTCAACAATAGTATTCTTAAATTTACCTTGCAGAATCTCAAACCCCCAATGATTCTCTCCTTTGATATCCTTTGTCCATACTTTGTATAGTGAATTATGCATCTTCATACTCCTCAGCGATATCTGCATCAGTGATATCACTACTCATAACACCAGAGATACGATATTTCTTTTCAATATAGTCGTTAAATTCTTCAGATTCAATGATAGATTGCCAAAATTCCTTAGTGTTTGTATCTTTTAGACGATATTTTGTAGTTTCATCTTTCTTTTGATACCATCCATTACTAGGCTTAACTACGAAACCACCATCTAGAGCAATATCAAGTAAACCAGACCACTTACTAATTCCACCTTCAAATGAAACAGAAACAGGAATCTTAGACTTTTCACGAACATAACGAGACTTTTCTACATTGATGATGAAATTATATCCAGTCAGTTCAGTACCATCTTTCTCTTGTTGACGACCAATAATGTAGATATTGTCAGCAGAATAGTATACACCAGTGTTATGAGTTATAATTCCATTTTCAAGTACATAATGTTGGTCATCATAAATATCAGAATTTACTGATAAATCATATACAGGTTTTTTCCCAACACGTTTTATGTTTTTTACTTTCATGGTTTTTCCTTACAATTGTTATTGTGCCATCTTTTAATATTACCCGCAACACTTTCTTTACCACAATATATGCAAATATCTCTTCTTTGCTTTATAGCTGAAGGATTTTTCCATTCTTGCCTATTATACAGATGTAAGTCTTTTTTATCAACTTTTTTAACCTCACCTGTTATAATATGTTTAAGCATAACTTTATTTTTAGATAAACGGCTTACAGTTTGTTTTTGTTTTTCACTCGCAGGTTTTGAAGCTACTTTATCAATCCAGTTTTGAATTTGTTCTTTAGTTTTGCCAACTTCACGATACCAAGTTTTAACCTTTTCAGATATAGCAAGTTTAGTTTCCTCACTTTGAGTTTTTCCAAAGAAAGGATTGTTTTCCCCTATCATAGATTCTTTTAATACTTTAATATGTGCTTTTTTTGCAGTTTCATGTTGTCTAGATGTAAAAAATCTTTCTTGGTTGGGATCACATCTTGTCATACTAAACCAAGCATGCGCTAATTTTGAAGTGCGATAATGCTTATATAATAAAGCATGTGCAATATAATGTTCTCTCGCAGTAAGTCTAACTAAATTATTTTTTTCATCAGTTCCTCCCATACATTTAGGTACTATATGATGAAGTTCTGTATACTCATTATTAATTGGATTAGTTTTTCGTTTTTCAATTAAAAGATTATAATGCTTTATATAATTCATAGAAATCTCCTTTATCGGCATAATAATATATATTAAAAAGGAAATCTCTAGTATTGTGCTGATTTACATGGTTTCACACTCCATGCCTACAGTTAAATCTTTTGCCTCAACCCATTTATCAGAAATACGAAACTTATGTTTGTCAGAGCATACTACTTTATATCCATCTTCAAATTCTATTTCAAAACATTCAGGTGTTCCATTTTCTAAAGTCTCAGGATTCCATACATGTGTTACAGACTTTTCTCCACTTAAAGTAATTACTTTATCCCCCACCTTAAAGTCCTGCACAAACTTAAGACCTTCAGGAGTTTTAATCTTAGTATCTGCAACAATACAACCACCAGAAACAACATCTTTCGGAAACATACCAATCTCTTTGTAAGTATGATTGACTACAACCATCGGAATATTCTTGATAGTAAGATGTGGAGTAATCATTCTAAAAAGAGATTTAAGTTGCTTTGCTCGAGACATATCCGCAACTGATTTACCTTCTAATGCATCCTCAACTTCTTTCTTTGAAGCTAGATTACCAATTGAGTCAACAACAATAATAACTCGATCATTTCGAGCAATATCATTCAATTGTGCCATACAATCATGTTTTAGTTGTTCAATATCAGTAATCGGTGTATGTAGAACTCTGTCAGTAGGAATACCGAAACTTTCAAAATAAGATTGAGGAGAACCAAATTCTGAATCATAAAATAGTACAACTGCATCTTCGTACTTGTTCAGATATGATTTTGCAAGTAACAATGAGAAAGCACTTTTGAAGTGCTTGGAAGGTCCCGCAAAAACAGTCAAGCCAGGAGCTAAACCACCATTTAAACTACCTGATAAAGCAACATTTAGCACTGGAACAGGAGTTGGAATCATATCCTTTTCATTAAAGAATTTTGATTCGGATAATAGTTCTGTTTCTTTGATTGTAGAATTTTTTCTAAGTTTTTCTAGTAACGACATATTATATCCTATGCAAATAGTGATTCTAAAGATGCTTGGGGTCTTGCTGACCAACCAACACCATTTAGAATAGTTGTTATGGGTTCGATGAATGCCTTCTGATACATTGTATCATAATCTATAAAATTATTCAATGCCATTTCTTCAGGAATCTTAGACATAAAGGCAATACAGTTTTCACCTAGAGGATTAGGCTCTTTAAGATATATGAACTTAATCTTATCACCTTCCTGAATCTCCTCATATTTCTTTTCTAATTTATTTACTTTGATGAAGTTATTATACAGCAAAGATCCTCTAACATGCATTGGTGTTGCTGATTTGTAGATGTTATTTGGACAACTATACTTTTCTACTCCATTGACACCTCGAGGAAATGCTATCTGTTCAGCGGGCATCTTTCTGAATTCTTGCTCTGATTGTTCAATAAAAGATTGTAGATCATTTTCTGATTTAGTCAGAGCAATTTTGACTGCTTCTTTTAAAGCATTGCGAATGGGCTCTGGCGTGGATGATCGAACGATTTCCAACCCCATTACTTTTAACTTAGGTTCAGCATACCTAACACCTTCATTGTCGTAGACATTAAGTGCATAGCGTTTCTTTGCTACCCAAATGCCTCGATCACTGATCGCCTCGCGCTTGAAGTAAATCTTCTGATCAAAACCATTGGTGTAGTCAAATAACTTTACACATGCAGCATTGATAGCCTTAACAATTTTATCTTCACAAATTTTATCTAGAGCATCAATAATCTTTTCCTTACTTAGATTTTTGAAAAACTTCTGCACTAGAGGATCTAATGTAATATAGCAGCTATCCGTATCAGAGTAAAATGAATAGTTAAAGTTCTTTGTACCGCACACTTTGTTTAGATATACATTCAATGCTTCACCTACAGTACGAATAATGTACTGACCAGTGATAGTAATACCTTCAGCAATTCTATCATCGTACATACGGAACCATTCATTTGCCCAGGCTCCGAAGAGAGAATTTAGTTGAATCTTTCTTGCCATCTGAAAATTATTGTACTTAGCAATCTCTTTCTGATACTTTTTATCCTTAGATTCTTCATACTTTTGCTGTGCTGTAAGCATTAGTTTTTTGTACTTCTGTCGATCATCGAATAACTTTTGAACAATCTCAGGCATTAAACCTTGTTTGTTGCGGCGAAACATATGCCCATTCGCTGCCATACAATAATTTTTATTGATCAGATCTGTAGTATCATACTTTTTCTCTAGCAATCCATCTACGGTGACATCTTTCGCATCATTTTCTACAATTGTCTCTGTAGACATATTATACTGCATGATGATAGATGGATACAATGATGTAGCATCAAATGAAACAACCCAATCATACTTTCCTGGTACTGGTTCCTGAACATACGCACCCACAATCTGCCGACCTGTTCTTGTGGTATCTCGCTGATGAACTACGATATTCTTCTTCCAAAAATGATTGAATAGAATACAGTCCCAGGTTCGCACCGCAGAGAAAACATCTACAAAGTTACACTTAGCATCATATGCCATAGTAATAATCAGTTCAATGAGTTTCATTCTATCTTCTAACTCATCTACTAGTTCAACGTCTACTACGTTATAGTCAACAAAAAGTTCCCAACCCTTAGTATAAAAGTCACGAAAAGATTCATAAGGATTCTCTAACTTCTGTTTACCCAATTCAACCTTAGCAATATAATCTAACTTGTATGATTCTCTTGTCGTATAGGTAAACTTCTTGTAAAGATCTAGATAATCTAGTGTGGCAATACCAACTAGTTCAAATGATGTAACTTCTTTACCATTTCGATTGAATGATTTATCTTTGATGATATTCCATGGTGAAAGCTTCTTTACAGTTTCCTCACCCATAACTCTTTTAATACGATTAACCATATATGGAATATCGAAAGTGTCGCAATTCCATCCAGTGATAACATCTGGATAGTTTTCTTGCCAATAGTTTAAAAATCTGAAGTACAGATCTTTTTCACTAGAACATGTAATGTAAGTGTGATTCTTTTTCTTTGCTTTATATGATTGTGTACCGAAGGTAATGAGTTCTTTTGTATCAGCATTCTGCAATGTGATTAGAAGAATCTCCTCGATAGGATTATTCACATTAGGAAATCCATTCTCTGAAGTTGTCTCAATATCGATTGTTTGAATATTAATCTTGGAGATATCGAATGCAATATCATCAGAAAACTTTTCAGTAATGTATTGATAAGCAAAATTTGTGTTACCAAAGATATTGAAATTATCTACCCCAGAATATTGCTTAATGAAGTCCTTTGCCTCATTGATGTCTGCAAATTCCATAGAATCGAGATGATCACCAAACAAAGAAGTATACTTAGTTTTCTTGTTTGTCTTAATGAATAGAGTGGGGGAGAAATCTTTTCGACCACGAGTAGGCATATTTCTATCGATACCTCGATAGAGAATTTTATTACCGTATTGAACTACATTAGTGTAGAATGTTTCCATTATATTTTCTTGTAAAAATTATATTTTAACATTATTTAAAACATCAATCAATAGAAAAGGCAGCTTTCGCTGCCTTTTAGTTACACTTCTGTTTCTTTTTCTTTTCGAAAATTTCGTTTCTGATTTTCTTCAAAGATTAGTTGAGCTTTGATCATCAGAGCTTTATAACTATTGCGTCTTTCTTTATCAGGCATTAGAGATAAAACTCGTTTTGTAGTGCGATCTAATTTAAAGGAACTCGTTGCTTTCATTCAATCTCCCTAAACATCATAACGTGGAATACAAACTGCTTGACGCATAATGTACTCTGGTGTAAAGCTCTCAATATTACCCGAGAACAATGCCTTCATAATTGCAGGACTGAAACCTGACACCAACGCAGTACCATGCTTATCAAAACTTACTGGTACATTATCGTTTGCATTAAGATTCCAGAAAACAATCTTTGGAAGCTCATAGCCTGCATTCTTATACTTGCGCTCAATCATCTCCATAGCAGAATCATCGTATCTTGCACATTGATTGAACTGCATATCAGAAAAAATCAATAGCATTTCTGGCATTTCGCTCTGTGGTACTTTACCATTTACTGCTGTGGTAAGAATCTTCTCAAATGCTGCATGAAGATTAGTACCCATAGTCCAAGAACTTTTAACCATCTGATCAATCTTCTTGTTAATATCTCCGCGTAGATGCAGAAGTTCTGGTGTTGAGCTAAAGGTTAGAAAAAAATCTTTGAACTTACCAGTGTTCTTATCTGCGCAATACAAACCTAGAGATACTGCAACTTCTAGACAAGATAGCTTGCTCTTTGAGAGCGGACCGCCTGCTGAGCATGTCATTGATCCAGATACATCGACAAGAGGTAGAACGTTCTTATCACCGATATAATCTGGTAGAGCTTCCCATTGCTTTTGAATTAGATCAAGTTCTGTCTTAGTCCAATTACTGTTAACATAGTGAGCAATACGACCCTTTAGAACATCATATGGATATACAGCACCAGCATTGACTTTGACACCCTTCTCACCCTTTACAAGGGCTTGAACATACTCACCATACTTTGGTGTATGGCGACCAAACGCCTTCTTGTAACGAGCATGAGCTAGTGAAGGAACATGAGAGAAGTTGATGTTATCCCAATCCTGAGCACACATTTGTTGCTCGACAACTTTGGTTAGATTGACCAGAGTCTTACGGTATTGCTTTGGAGTCATTCCAAGGAATTCACGTAGTTCATTGGCTACAGCGCCTTTTCGAGGCATCCATTTGCCAGCTAGCCCATCTCCCTTTGCAATGGCTTCACCAATCATGCTGAAAGAAAGATCCTTTAGATATGGATCATTTCTAATGATTAAAGCATCATCCCAACGACCAAGTTCTGGAATTTTTCTAAGAAAAAGTGGAATCTTTAGTGGATCATTCTTTTCTAGCCACAGCATGATATCACGGAAGATCTGACGCTCTCCTGCTCCACCACGAACATCTCTCACCCATTGCACAATACGAAGAGCTAGTTCCTCATTTTCTGCATATGCAGCAACAAATGATGGGACAACATTTTTACCACGCATTGCACCAATCTTAAAGAAAAGATCTACGCAAGCACTAGCTGTGCTCTTACGAGCCTTCATACCGTTAGCGGTGCGTTGAGTTTGATTCGCTATCGCATTTACAAAACTATTCATAATTATCACCTTTTTAACAGATTGAACTTTTAGTCAAATTTACAGTTTGATTTTTTTTGGTTGCGGAACTCAATCTAGACTACTATTATATTACCTTTTCATCATCTCGTCAACAGTAATTCCAACTTTATTGTGACCATTGAATGCTGTTCCAGTTTTCTTTTTAGAAATCAGATCCATATTTCCTTTATACACTGATTCAGAAAAAGGAACATATTTTACTTCCTTCACAATCTTTGTTGCATTTTTCATATAAAACTCAACAAAGTTTTTAACCTCACTCTTCTCAAGACTTTTTTCAGAAACATAGATGAAAATTGGTCGTGAAAGAGGATTATAGCTACCATCCATTACTGTTTTGCCACTTGGCAAAACAGCTTGCCCTTTGGCATTAACAATTGCAACTGCTTTTAGCTTATCTGCATTTTCAATATAATAAGCATAACCAAAATACCCAATTGCATTTGAATTTCTACTTACACCCTGAACTAGTACATTGTCATCTTCAGATGCAGTAAAGTCTCCTCTACTTGATTTTGATTTGCCAACAATTGCTTCTGTAAAATAATCAAATGTACCACTATCAGTACCTGCTCCAAATAAACTCAATTTAATATTTGGAAACTTTTCATCAATTTGGTTCCAATTAGTAATTTTTCCTTGTGCAGCAGGTTCCCACATGCGTTTTAGTTGTTCAACAGTTAGTGTACCTGCAAAATTATTTTTAGGATTAATCACGACTGTTAAAGCATCAAAAGCTACAGGTAACTCATAGTACTTAATCCCAGATTTTTCACATAAATCCATTTCTGATTTTTGAATGGGTCTACTTGCATTTTGAATATCAATTTCACCGCGACAAAACTTTTTGAAACCCCCACCTGTTCCAGAAATTCCAACAGTTACTCTAGTCTTTTTTTGCTTTTGAAATTCTTCAGCAATACCTTCTGTAATGGGAAAAACAGTTGAACTTCCATCAATTTTCACTGCACTTGATTGCTGAGAATATACATTTGATACAAAAATCATACCACAAAGAAATGCTATTGTTTTACGCTTCATTAATCACCTATAAAAAATATAAAAAACAGGATGGTTGGCTGGTCATTAATTTATTCTCGCAGTACCAATTATCGCCTACTGCCATATTCTGTTTTGTCATACAGATAACTATCGCCTTTGTTTGTCGGAATAAACATCCAAGAGAGGGACCCTGCATCTACCGACTCTCTAAGTAATTGATTTCTTGCTGTATCCATCCTAATTAACTACATGACTATTATATATCAGCTATATCTAGCTGTCAACAACATTTTTAATCTTTTTAAATTCTTCTGGTAGTTTGCAGTTTTCTGGACAATTTTCAAAAAATGGAGCAATTTGATTGTACTTATATCCAGCCAATCCACAACCAATTGTTTACCACAAATGATACATTCATCCCAATAATTAGTATAGGCAGTATCGTTATAGTTACCAGAAAAATAATAACTTTTTCTGCTGTAGTTTTATGTGTACAAGAATCAAAAAGTTTTTTAAGTTCATTTTGATGCTTTTGAATCAATGATTCTTTTTGTTTGATTTTTCTTTCAAGCTCCATCAGTCCTCCAATGAGATATGTTTAGTTTTTCTCATTTTACCTTTTTCTGTGCCTGACATCCAAGGTTGCAGTTGCATATTTTTGAGATAGTGTTCCATAGTAGGTATGAAACCTAAGTCTTGAAGAATGTGTTCTTCGGCTATATCTCGAGTACTGATCTTTTTCCCTGCACTGTTGACGATGTAGGTACCAAACATTTGTTCAACTAGGAAACATCCAAATGCTGAATGTAGTATGGCACGATGACGCATATCAGGCATGGCAACTTTTGAAGAATCGATAAAGTTATGAATTGGAAGATAATCATCAACATTTCCACCATGTGTTTTAACACTGATATTAGCGTGCAGAAGAGGTTTCATATTATTTACTCATCATTAAAGTATTGAACTCAACAACTTCTATATTTGCTTCTTTGAACATATTTTTAGAAAGTTCCAGAGATTGCTTCCATCTTTCTCCGAGATATTCAGGGGCGCATACTCTACTAATTCCCGATTGAATTACTATAGCAGCACATCTTGAGCAAGGTAGAAGTGGTACTGTGTATAGAGTACACCCATGCAAAGGTCTTTGTGCAAAAAGAATAGCATTAATTTCGCCATGGATAATCATCTCATACTTTTGTTCACGGTTTAGATATCTTTCTGGTGAATCGTGTAATTTTTGTGGAAACCCGTTGTAGCCAGTTGAGATGATGCGTCTTTGTTCATCAACAATAACAGCACCAACTTTTGTTGAGGGATCTTTGGACCACTGAGCTATATGATATGCTAGATCAATGAATCTAGAATCCCATTTGTTATCAATTGTATTCATTAAAAACGATCCGCAAGTTTACGAATTTCATCAAAGTGTGCATCACGAATTAGTTCACCGTTAAGAAAATATCCTCTTGTTGCAACTTCAAGATCGCAATTTGTATATTTTACACTTTCCATTCTATGTGTTTCAAATGATCCAGTTTTGTTATTGAAGTACAGATCAATAAGACCTCGTTTGCTACGTTTACCAATGTCAGTAATGGGGTCTTTATATACATCACGCCATTCACCATTAATGTAGATCGCTGAACATTTCATAGCAAATTTACAAGTGTCACGGTTTAGTTGTTGCAACAGTGCACCACCCTGCCCGAAAGCAACATTATCAGCGCTATAACCAGCAATGTCAAGTTGATATAGAATCTTTCTAATTGTTTCGTGGTCGATGCCATCACCTTGAATAATACGAACATTATTCAGTACACGGTATCCTTTACTATTAACAATGTGACCGAAGTGACTATCAAGAATCCTTGCACATTCTGGAACTACAATTGCAGGATCACCAGAATCAGGACGAATTACAACAGTGGCACCAGAATCGATTACTTCTTGTTTTAATTCAGTGCCCCACTTATGACAAGCAGCAAAGATGTCGTAACTGTCACTAACACATGCAAGCAAAGATCCAGGTTTGCCATACTGGCGTACCATATTTCGATAAGCTTCAATCTCATTTTCACGCCCCCAAGAAGTTACTGTAGAATGCTCCATAGCAGGAATGCTAAATCCAGAAACACCAGCCCCATAATACTTGCGAGCAAATAGGATCCCCGATATCGTGTCTGTACCCATAAAATTGACGAGATGTGCTGCGCCTCCAATCCCTGCGCTTTCCATAGAAGAAACCCCACGAGCGCCAAAATCATGCAATTTAAAGCCAATAAGAGTAGGATCACCATTCTTCTCCAGATAATGTTTAATAATCTTTTTACTCGTCCAACTATTAGTTGCAACAGTAGTGGGGTACCAGATCGCACGTAGTAGAGCAGTTTCTATATGTGTAGTTAGCCAGTAACACTTTTTATCCGTATTAAAGACATAAGCAAGTAGATTCTTTGCAGGAACCACAGTACCTTCAGGCACAGCGTTAATCAATAGTGGAAGTTTTCCACCATGAGTATTAAGAATGTATTCCCATCCTTCACGATTAAAAGGTTCACCATGAGCAGTGATAATTTCTTCTGCTTCATCAATATCAGCTTGAGTGATAGGTTTTAGCAGGTATTCTTTAATAAATGCTTGTAGACCGAAGAATACGGTTCGATCATATTCACCTCCACGAGATTCAATGTAACTAAAGACATGTTCAGTACCAGGAGGATACTGCGTATACATGGAAAGTTTGTAACTATCTGTATTGAGAATTATTGACATGTAAAGCTCCTTTACGGTTAATTACCTAACTCTATTGTTAGGATTTTATATAAAATAACACAACTATAACTAAATGTCAAGCCCTATCCACCTATTGCCCATTGAATAATTTCATAGTGATCCTCGTAGCAGAAACTAGAATCTATGTTTGACATCCACATTGCTTTCTCTGCATCATCAGAACCCTTAACTTTTGGTAAATCACCACCAGCAGGCAATTGAATTTTGAAAGCATGAGTAATAGTTCTGCCACGAGTGCTACGACCAATAGCATCGAAAACACGTACATCTTTAATATTACCTACAAGAACTGGAGCAGGAACTTTGATACCTGTTTCTTCTCTCAGTTCTCTGATCATTGCATTCTGTATGGACTTATCTGTTGCTGCATTGAGAAATCCACCTGGAAGTGCCCAAAGACCTTTTCCTGGCTCTGATTTTCTTTTCACCATCAATACGTGACCAGCTTGAATAACAACTGCATCTACCGTCACAAATACTGGAGGATATGCTAGTCCGCTAAACTGCTTTTTGTATTGTTCAATAAACTTTCTCTCAGCAATAATTTGCTTATATGTTGAACTTTTTGAGTAGTCTTCTAAAAATTGTTTAGTAGTATCAGGAACTACACTATCGATAAACTTGAGATTCATTCCATCACGGAAGTACAAATCACGAATATCAGTTGCGTTTAACGGTTCAATCAAATCAACTTCTACACGTTCCCACTGAGGAAACATTTTTAGATAAAATGTACTTTCATCTTTATCGTGACCGATGATACCAATTTTTAGTTTATACGAGTATTGTTGTTCGTATTGTTTTACGATATTTTGAACTCGAATAGCCCATGCCTCGTCATTATAAATTGTGTCGTGATTATGTTCTATAGTAACAGTTTTAGGGTCTGCTACTTTATGGATCACATCCAAAAGCATTTTATGCCGTTCTTTAGAAGACCATGGATTTTTGTATGTAGGTGGTTGCCACCCACTACCAACAATAATTACTACTTTTTCAGCAAGAGAATGTGCTCGTTTGATGATTTCAACGTGAGCATTATGAACTGGTTGAAATCTTCCGATGTAGACAAGAATGTCGTATTGTTTCATGTTCCTATAACTCCTATAGGTTATGTGTAGAAATCTATTTTTCTACACAGATTATTTATGCAAATTTTTCGAGAATACTCATGGAAATTTTATGATCGATCATACCTGGAATGGTTTCAAAACCATCTTCAAGAATAAAAGGACAACCACTACTCCACTTTCGAGTTTTTACATAGTTAGCATAAAGAATGAGATGCACTGTCATGAGAGGATCAAATCTTACTTTTTCAGTCTTATTCTTTGTTAATGAATTCAATCTTCGCACAATATTTTCCTTTAAAAGATTTGTAGGATTCAGCAATAAAACTATCAGATACTTTTTCTAAAGTTCTAGATGAAAACTTACCTATTGAATATCCAATTCCAACTATTGAAGATATAAAAAGTACCATCATAACTACATTAGCAGTACCTTCAGGGTCAATAAAAGTAAAGTTCAATATCGATGCAATAAGGTATCCTAAAAAATCCCCAATTAGAAAGACACCAAATGCGATTAGAATTGCAAATAGAGTTACCAAAAACAAAGAAAATAATACTGCTCTTGTGTATGAACAGATATCTTGATTATCATAAACACTATAACCAAAAAGTTTATGTACTAATTTAAAGTGCCAACTGTTGCGATTAAATTGCAATGTTTTCATAATGTTTTAACCTCGTCGCATTCTAGAAATTTCTTTAGCTTCATCTTTTGAAAAAATTGGTACAGCATTACTTTTGTGAAGTGTACCAATACCAATCATTGCTTGACCTGTATAGACAGGTATTTCTTTTTTATAGGTGTTATGTAGATTTGTTTGCACTGAACTGTGCTTTTTGTAGTCGTCTGCTCCAGGACGGATGGCAGAGATAGGCTGAACTTTTAGTGGAGTAAAGGAAGATTTAAACTTCAATGTTGTTCCACCGATTGCCTTTTGAGATTGTTCCCAACGTTGTTGCTGTTTAACTTTTTGTTTGCGTGTCTGCTTAGACTTTTGATTAGTATAGATTAGCATCTTATCACTTTTAGTCACAATGAAATCATATTATACATGAACTAGTTCAAATGTCAAGCCTTTTAGTCCCACAAATTTCTAAAGTAAATTCCGAATAATCTCAATGAGTTATCGATTCTTGCTTCATGTGCTTTAAGACCTTCTCGATCAATTTGCAATGTATGATTAAGTCCGTGAACCATTTCCTCTAAATCCTCTTTTCCTTCAATTGGTTTAAATTCCCAATCAGATTCACCAGTCATATATTGTTGCATATAGTCATAATCTGGTTGTAGTTGTTCAAACCCCCAGATCATTTCGTCAATGGCCCAATCCCATCGCTTGAAATGATTATCATCTATATCCCACTCATTTTCTTTTGGTGGTGCAGAAGTACTACGTAGATGTTCAGGAACATCATTATCATCGACATAAGGAGCACCATGTTTTGTTTTTTGCAACTGTTTCAACATGGGTAAAATGATAATTGCTAAAGTACCATCCATGCTCCAAGTATCATACTTGTCAATACGAACTCTGACAGCTCTTTCTGGTAAAGAATTGTTTATCTTTGCTAAAAATTTACCGAGGAATGTGTCAGAAAGTTTTTCACCCAAGGCATTACAACTATCTTCAGATACACCAATAAATCTTAATGTACTAGTAAGATCATATATTGAGATATAACGTCTAAAAGGCCCTAGATATACTTTCATTATAGAAATCCTCTAAATAGCAAAAATAACAATACAAGCATTAGTAATAAAAAAAACCATTCCATAACTGTAAACTTTTCTGTCTTTGTAAAATACCAATTAGCGATTTTAATTTGCCAAAGTTTCATACTTTTATATCTATACTTGGTTCAATATTTTCATCTATAGAACCCTTAGAATCATAAAGAATGTAGTGAATAAAATGTTGTGGAGGATTCTCATTGATAGAAACATATCGATGCAATTCAACTTCTTTATCAGTTCTTTTTGTATAACTAGAAACTACAGATATTGGAGTAATTGCATCGATCATTTTATTTACTTTTTACGTAATTGATAACAAATTGAGAATCCATTTCCCAAGCTTCTTCGGGTGTTAACATAGAGAAGTATCTATTGGGTGATTTCCACCATTCAGTGATAAGATTCTCACTACCCAGAAGAGCTAGTAGATCATCATGCAAATCTTCTTGATCTACTGTAACAGTAGTTTCTATTTCATTACTCGGTGTGTAAGCATTTCGGTACATATGGTACTCACTACAATGAGTCTCAAAATTCTCAAAAAGTTTCTCAAACTTCAAATGATACAGACGTTCCATACCTAAAATGATATTGGAGATCTCATCTTTACTTAAATCGCGCTCAAGAACAGCTTCAAAGAGTATATTTAGATCGTCAGTAACATTCCAACAATTCATAATACTCTGTTCTAGATCAAAAATATCACTCTTCATTCTTTTCTTCCTCAATATCTTTTAAGTATTCGACAACAGATTCTTCACCGTATCGTTCTTTACCATGCTCTACACAAAGTGCACGCATCCAACCCATATTGAATACATGAACATCTTTAGTTGTACCACATTCTTCACAAACAGAATAACTAAGACTTTCTACAAAGCTAATCTTTTGGTAATGGTCATCAGTTGCTGATTCAACATAAAAACGCAGTCCCCCAAACTTTTCTTTTACTTGTGCTGCTACAGGAATATGACATTTATCTAATTTTTGTTTGCGGTTTTCTAGTTCTTCTTGTGTATAGGTTTGGTGATGCCAATCACGCCAAGCAGATTTATCTTCTACCTCGATCATTTTTTTACAATAATCATAATCCCGCTTGGCTCTGTTATAATCCGCCATTAGTTGCTGGCAAAGAAAACGAAGGATACCATACCAACCATCACCAACATCAAAGCCCCAACACATTGCAGTGGAACGTTTATCTCCGTAACGGTTTTTGAAAATTTCAGGGAATTCTTCACAAAGTTTCTTATCAAGATCAGGACTCATAATATATCTCCGTTATGGTGCTCTTAGACAGAATCGAACTGTCGTTACAGTCTTACCAAGACCGTGTAATTACCACTATACGATAAGAGCTTTAAAACTGGCACCCAAAGTAGGAATCGAACCTACATTCTCGGTTTAGAAGACCGATGTCCTCTCCATTGAACGATATGGGCATTATTCTGTTATAATAACATACTTATTTTTGTATGTCAAGAAATATTTAAACTTTTTGGTGCTTCCACTAGGAATCGAACCAAGAATTGTTTTTTACGAGGAAACTGTTATACCATTTAACTATAGAAGCTTTGGTAGCCCGTGACAGAATCGAACTGCCGTAACCGCCGTGTAAAGACGGAGTTCTACCATTAAACTAACGGGCCATAGTAGTTCTTTCTGCTTTTTCTCTATCATCGTTGCGTAAATCGGAAATTCTTTTCTTTGATTTAGAATTCCCCCTCCATCTATGTTGAGTGCACAAAGTACATCTAACATTGCGTTTAGACTTTTTACGTTTATAGTGCATATGAATCCTTTGGAGCAGGCAGTCGGATTCGAACCGACACCAAGAGTTTGGAAGACTCCCATGCTAACCGTTAAACACCATGCCTGCATTAATCTGGATGCGTTTTTTTTCTTTTTCGTAGAAAGAATTTTATTTGCTGAATGCATCCATTATTTAACTTTTGGAGCTCCCTGACGGTTTCGATCCGTCGATCTCTCGATGGCAACGAGAAGTTTTACCATTAAACTAAGGAAGCATCATTTTAATATTGCACCTCGGCACCGAATCGAACGGCGACTTGAAAGTTTGGAGCTTTTCGTGCTACCACTACACCACCGAGGCGTTTTATTTGGAGACCCGACGTGCTGCCGTTAAACACTAGCGAGTCATTGTTTCTATATTATATATTAAGTTTTCTTAAATGTCAAGTTAAATTATATTTTTCTTTAGGTACCCAAAAACTATCACCCATATTTTTAACAATACGCACTTTCTCGTTCAATATCTTCTTCTACACATTCATTTCCATATTGAATCTCTACAATTTTCAGTGGAAAATTTGTAAGATTAAACAATTTGTGCCATTGTTCTACATTGATCTCAATGGAATCTTTTGTATATAATTTATATCTTTCATTATTCAAATGTACAAAAGCCTCACCCTCAACTACATGCCAGTGTTCTGATCGTTTAAAGTGTCTTTGACGAGATAAAGCCATTCCAGGATCAACAATCAACTCCTTTACCTTAGTACATGGTTGATCATAGAGAACTCTGTAGTATCCCCAACTTCTATAAACCTTGGGTGATTTCCATTCCTCAAGAATCCAGGATGAAGAATTCTTCTTGTCTTCTCCACCAACACCAAAAACAAATTCTAGATTAGAACTCTGAACATTCATCTCGGGAATATTCGTAGCTGTTCTATCGCCACCATTTGCAAAGATAATCTTATCATGTGGATAACTTTGCATTGTCATTGTAATGGCATTTTTAGCAGTGTTATCAGAATCATTAAAGGTGATTACAAAATCTACTCCAACAATATTACTTAGAATCTCAGTTCTTTCTTTTAGTGGCATGAATGCGCGACTCTTTTTCCGAGTCAACCATTCATCAGAGTTAACTGCTACTACAAGAATATCACCTAATTTTTTGGCAGCTTTAATGTACGCAATATGGCCTGAATGTAATGGATCAAATCCACCAGAGATGAGAACAATTTTTTTCATAATCTACTTTTTCTTCCTTGTTACTTTTTTCGATGCTCGTTTTCTTTTTACTGCAGGTTTCTTTGTTTCTACTTCCTCAGTATGTATCACTGGTTTATTGATTGGATATAACTGTTTCTTGGCTTGATTCTCAACATTAGCGATTGCTTGTACTGGTACTTTATACTTAAAAAGAAGGTCATGAAGATTTCTATTTACTAGACGTAGAAGTTTTAATTCTTCAATCATTTCTTCTCTAGTTAAAGTAACACCAAAATCATCTGTCCATGTATCTACACTATCTTTTTTATTTTTCATAAAGTAATCCTTGGTACCCCTCCTCGGATTCGAACCGAGAAAACTCCGCTTTTTGAGAACGGTGACTTTACCACTTTGTCCAGAGGGGTAATACTTGGCACCCTTACTAGGATTCGAACCCAGAATCTAACGTCCGTAGCGTTATGTGATTTCCAATTTCACCATAAGGGCATTGTTCTTTTTAATCAGAATACACTTTCTTTATGACCGCTGTCCTACCACTAGACCAAGTTCCTTTCGGCAACTATGGGAATCGAACCCATGCAAGCGGTTTGAGTTTAAGAAAATTAAATTGCTGTAGGTATTCTATCATACAGAATGGTTTTTGTCAACCAAGACAATTAACGGTTGTGTGGTTTGTTTTATTTGCTGTAACCATTCTAATTCTTTTGGTGGTCAGAGCAGCACTCGAAGCCGCACATTCTTCCGTATGAAGGAAGCTCTCTTCCTCTTAAGATATCTGACCAAAAAATGTGGTGCCCAAGGTGAGATTCGAACTCACAGAACTTCTGCTTCTAAGGCAGACGACTTTGCCAATTTGTCCACAAGGGCATTAATTCTTTTGGTGGCTATGACTGGATTCGAACCAGCAAGGCATTTCGCCGACGGTTTTTAAGACCGTTGAGTTTTCCGATTTCTCCACATAGCCAGTATTTGGTGAAGAGGTGTGGTGCCGACCCACTCCCCGAAGGAACGGTTTTACAGACCGTTTGCCAGAGCCGCTGGCTTTACCTCTTCAATTATTAAATCTTCTAATTCTAACAGAATAGTGTCTACTTTTTGTTTTAAGTGAGAACATCGAAACTCACCTCGATGACGCGGCTCAGCACCACCTTCACAGGATTTCTCCTCTGGTATGTACCTGCCGAATAAGCCATCTCTCCATGGTCGTTTTAAATTGCTGTATCTATCCTAAAACTTTTGGTCTCGGTGGAGAGGCTCGAACTCCCGACCCCATGCTCCCAAAGCACGTATTCTACCAACTGAACTACACCGAGATATTTTTGGTACTCCCGACTGGATTCGAACCAGTATCGTGCGCTAATCTGGCGCCTATGCCGAGGTATAAGCTCGGTGTTTTACCGTTAAACTACAGGAGCATTAATTCTTCAATATGTTTATATGATAACATCTGATTGCTATACTGTCAAGATGTTTTTAAACTTTATTGGTAGCGGACATCTGATATAAATAAACATGTAGGTAAGATTTGTTGTTTGCCGCAACAAATCAATCTAGGGGAAACTCTAGACTGTCCCTACAATCTTATTTAAGGGAAACTAAAATGACAAAATATAATCTTGTATCGTGCATTAAATGCCAGAAACAATTCACTTCTAACGGACTGAGCCGTCACGCTTGCTACAACAAATATCAAATATCAGGAACAAAAAAATATCAACTAATTTGTTCCTGCGTGATTTGTCACCAAGAAGTATCAGTTCAAAATATCAAAAATCATTCA